TCAGTTGCCCTAGATTGTCAATTTTCAATGGGAGGTTGTTTTATAGGATCAGATAAATCTAAACCCTTATATCTTAGGCCTAGATAAGAAAGCATAATAAAATCATGTACTTAGCTCAGAATCTAAGGCATCTAAGCCATCTGAGCATGACTGCTACGGTCCGGCGCTGTCGGAGTAGGTCATTTTCCTGGGACAACACCGAGGCCAAGGCTCGTACGGCCCAAAGCGCCTCAGTCGCGCGCCTAAGTCCTTGATCCGTAACGCTTTCACCGTCTAGACGTCGTCTGAGCCTGGCTTTTTGAGGGTTACGCAGGCCCCAGATTCCCCGCGGTCCGTCCCCGCAAAAGACGAGGGGAGCCGCCGCAAAGCTAGCTCCCCTCATTCTCCGGGACCGTGGCCGACCGCGGCGTCAGTCGAGGGCGTCCTTGGGCCAGTCGACGCGGCTGCCGAACTTGGCCTCGAGCATGCCGCGACACTCCGCGAGCGAGGGCACCTTGGTCGCGGACGCGCGGCCCATGCGATCGACCTTGACCGCGTAGTCCGTGTCGTCCGGCTTGACCTGGGTGTTCTCAAGGCGGCCGCCGACGAGCTTGTTGAGGCGCATGCCGAAGCTCACCGGGTCGGCGGGCCGGTACACGCGCTGGTCCTTGGCGAAGTCCGCGTAGTCCGCCCGCAGGTGCTCCTTGATGACCACGACAGCGCCCTCGTGCCAGTCGCCCCGCGCGTTCGGCAGCATCCCGTCGAGGAGCTTGTTGTACCACCAGCGCTCGACGTCGTCCATGGTCATGACCTTCTGCTCGACGAGCGCCTTGGTCGCCGGCACCTCGTCGCGCGGGGCCCAGCCCTCGATGTCACGCAGCAGCAGGTCGTGCAGCATGCCCTCGATGCCACCCTCGGCATAGAGCTGGTGGTTCAGGGCCTTGAAGAAGGCCTTGTCCCCGCGCCGGCGGCTGTTGACCTGGAACACGGCGAAGCGGCGCTCGCCGTCGAGGCCGGCCGGGACGACCCAGTCGCCGTTCGCCGCCATGATGATGTGCACGTGGTTCTTGCCCATGACGGCGTCGCGGCCCTTGCCCTCGTACGCGATCGTCGGCTCGGTCACCAACTGCTTGAGCTTCGCCTCACCCGCCTTGTCGCCGGCCCAGAAGGCCTCGTCGGCGAACAGACAGATGCAGTTCTGCAGGTGCGAGTTGAAGCGGCCGACCAGGTGCTCCGGCGAGCTGATGTGCAGGCCGTGGGAGCCGGCGAGCGACGCGGCGGCGCGGCCCAGGGTGCCCTTGCCCGTCCCCTTCTCGCCCTTGAAGCACAGGGCCACCTCGGCCGCGCGGCTCGGGTGCTGCACCATGTAGGCGAGCCAGTCGAGCACGTACTCGTAGTGGGCGTCCACGCCGTCGACGAGCACCTCGCGGATGAGCTCCTTGAGCAGGGACCAGTCGCCCTTGTTCGGCTGCACGGCCCAGCCGCGCCACAGGTTGAGCCAGCCCTCGTGGTTGCGCTCGGGGTCGAAGATGACGCCCTTGTACTGCCGGCGGTGCGGGTTCCTGATCCAGTAGGAGGAGCGCGTCACGAGCTTGTCGTGCACCTCGACGAGCTGGTTGCAGTAGAGGTTCTCGAAGTCCTCCTTGGTGCTGCGCTGGAAGAACGGGCGGCCCAGGACCGGGTCCATCTCCTCGGTGAAGATGCGGAACTTGCCGCCCTCCATCACCACGCAGTGCTGCTCGTTCATCTCCTCCATGACGGCCTGCACGCCCTCCGCCTTCGGCTCGGCCCTGAGGACCGCGTCGTCCACGCCCTGGCCGTGCTCGGAGGGGTCCTCCCAGACGTCGAAGTCGTCCTCGGGGTCAGGGCGCGCGACCTCGCCGCCCGCCTCCTGCACGACCTTGTGCAGGAACTTGACGGTGACGGGGCGGCCTCCGCGGCCCGACGTCGCATGGAGCGAGTCCCAGCGGCGGCCGATGATCCACGCGTCGTCCTGGTACTTGGGGTCCTGAGTGGACCACTCGATGAACTCCTGCCGGCCTTCGCCGTTGGTGGCGTGGTGGCAGGCCATCATCAGGTCGCGCCACGTGTCGTGGTCCTGGAAGTCCTCGGCGTCCAGCTGCTCGAGCGTCGCGGCGAGCATCTCGGGGGTGAGCTCACCAAGGCCCGCTGCCTCGCCGTGCGCGCGGGTGGGCCGGCGGCAGAGGCGCAGGAGGACGGCCGGCATCTCGGGCATCTCGGACAGCGGCGGCGCAAGGTCGTCCCACTCGTAGTGCCTGCCGTTCGGGTGGACCGAGCCGGCCGCGACGACCTGGCGGCCGAGCGACTTGAACTCCACGCCCGCGTAGGCCTCGAGCGTGTCGAGCAGGGACACGTCGGCCGGCTTGGTGAACCAGTAGTGGTGCCCGCCGGAGCCGGTCACCGTATGGGGGGCAAGGCTCAGGTCCAGCCCAGCATCAGCGACGAGCTCGGCCAGGGAGTCGCGGCCCTCGGGGAAGTTGCGGGGGTCGACGTCGAGCACCATCACGGAGGCCGGCAGGCGCACGCCGACGTTGACGCCCTCGCGCTCCGCTATCTGCAGCACGCCCTGCGAGTCATATTCGCGGGCCTGCCACGCGCCGTCCCTCGGGGTCTTGCCGCGGTCGCGTCCCTTGCTGTCCACCGCATTCCACACGTGCAGCGGGATGAGCTGTAGGCCTGCCTCGACGTACGCGCGCATGTCCCCCGTGCGCACGCGCTTCATCTTTTTGTCGGTCGTCACGCGGTCACCTCCGCGTCGTCCTGCGGCCGGGCTCGGCCGGCCTCCTCGATTAGGGCGCGGGCCGCGTCCGCCTCGGTCACCTTCTCTGGCTCGTCGCTGACGCGGCGCAGCTCCTCCAGCTTGCCGCGGATGAGCTCGCGGTGCCGGTCGGAGAGTCGCAGCGACATCTGCTGGCTAAGTGCCATGGGCTACTCCTTCTGTTGTCGGTTGGGCCTGGGTGGGCCGGGACGATCATCATGCCCGGACGTAATGCAATGCGGAACCGTCGGTCGTCCTGTCTGGGCCTCCGGAGGCCTAGATGCCCTAGACCATCGTCCCCCGAACGTCGGTCCGCAGTGCGTGTCCCTGGCGTTACGATGACCATCCCTAAACCGCTCAACGAAGGAGAGCACGATGGACGTCAACGAGTACATGAAGCAGAGCCTGAGCCTGCTGGAGCGCATCGCCGAGGGCATCGAGACCCTCAACGCCAACGGCGTGCACGTCACCAACTTTGTCCTGCCCGAGGGCACGGACCTGAAGGCTGTCGGCAGCGTGGTCCACGCCCAGCCGGCAGACAACGCCAAGTCGGACGAAGCCGACAAGAAGGCCAAGGCCGAAGCTGAGGCCAAGGCGAAGAAGGAAAAGGCTGAAGCCGAGGCCAAGGCGAAGAAGGAAGCCGAAGCGAAGGCTGCCAAGGAGAAGGCTGAAGCTGACGCCAAGGCCAAGGCGGATGCCGATGCTGCCGCAGAGAAGAAGGAAGACAAGCCGGCAGACGCCAAGAAGAAAGTGACCGCCGACGACGCCCGCAAGGCGCTGAAGGCCTACGCCGCGATCGAGGGCAACGACGCCGCCATGGAGTTGCTGACCAGCCTGGGCGCCGGCTCCGTCTCGGCCCTGGCCGAGCAGGGCGAAGACAAGCTGGCTGAGCTCGTGGCGAAGTGCGGGGGCTGATCGAGATGAGCGACCAACCCAACATGAAGATGCCCAAGGACTCCGCGCAGGTGGTGTTCTGGTTCAAGGGGCTGCCGCAGCCGACCGCCTTCCTGACGACCCGCGAGGAGGCCGACAAGGCCGTCGCGGACTTCAAGGCCGGGTCCGACGTGTCCTTCCTGTCGTACCCGGACGGCCGCGGCGTGCGCTCCGAGAGCCACTTCCTGCGCGCCGAGCTGCGCGGCGTGACCATCGAGTACCCGACGATCCAGCTCGTGGGAGGTGCCTGATATGCCTAGCGCCCACGCGGTACGGAACGCGTCGGGGGCGAAGCGCTGGATGAACTGCCCGGGCTCCATCAACATGGAGCGCGGGCGGCCGAACAACTCCTCCGACGCGGCCCGCCTTGGTACGGCGGCGCACGCGCTCGGCGAGGCCTGCCTGCTCGACGGCAGCGAGGCCTGGGAGTGGCTCGGCGGGTACGTCCGGCTCGACCCCAACGAGCAGGCCGAGGTCTACCGGCCCAAGCAGCCCTACATGGGCGAGGACGAGGGCGACAAGACCGTCCTGGTGCCCGTCCACGCGTCCGAGGACGGCCTGCCGCCCTCCGGCCACGAGGACTTCCCGATCGACGCCGACATGGCGGACGCCGTGCAGGTCTACCTGGACGCTGTGCGCGAGGAGCTGGCCCGCCTGGGCGAGCACGCCGAGCTGCAGGTCGAGAAGCGGTTCAACCTGTCGTGGCTCGTGGGCTACGACTACGACGAGGACGCCGAGGCCAGGGCGCTCGAGGCGGGGGACTTCTACGTCTCGCCGTCGGGCATCCGCCGCGACGACTTCGGGGACCTGGTCCACGCCGACGGCAGGCCCTGCCACGGCCCGATGTTCGGCACGAACGACGCCTCGGTGGTCCTGCTGTTCGACCACGTCACCGTCTTCGACTACAAGCACGGCCAGGGCGTCGTCGTCGAGGTGGAGGACAACGAGCAGGAGCTGTACTACGCCCTCGGCTGCGCCAAGGAGCTGGACTGGGCCTTCGACACCCTGGACCTCGTCATCGTCCAGCCGCGGGCCCGCCACGCTGACGGCAAGGTCCGGCGCTGGTCCACGACCAAGGCCCACCTGCGGGAGTTCGAGGAGCGCCTGCGCGTCGCGGCGGAGGCCACCGAGGCGGTCGACGCCCCGCTCGCCGCCGGCGACTGGTGCAAGTTCTGCAAGGCCGCGGCGGTTTGTCCCCAGCTGCGGGAGGAGGCCTTCAACCAGGCCGGCCTTGACTTCGGGGACGGATTCGAGGAGCCGAGCGTGAGCCTGACGGGACCAGAGGACAGCGACGCCGACCTGGAGCTGCGCATGCGGGCCATCCCGCTGCTCGACAGCTTCATCAAGGCGACACAGACGGAGGCGCTCCGGCGGCTCCGCGAGACCCCCGGCGGCGAGGCCTGCTACGGCAAGCTGGTCCGCAAGAAGGCCAACCGCGCCTTCCGCACTGACCTGACCGAGGTCGACCCGCAGACCGGCGAGGACGTGCCGGTGGTGGTGTTCGACAAGCTGGTCGAGGCGGGCATCCCGCGGGAGATGCTGTACGAGGAGCCGAAGCCGAAGAGCCCGTCCAAGGTGGAGGCGGTCCGCCCGCCCGAGCTGATGGCGAAGCTCAAGGCCGAGAAGGTGAAGGCCCCGGCCGCGCACATCAAGGCGCTGGTGGCGCAGTACACCTACAAGCCCGAGGGCGGCATCACCGTCGCGCCGCTGAGCGACCCACGCGAGGCGGTCGACCCGAGCGCGGCGGCCGAGGCCGACTTCGACGCCGTCGACGGCGACGCGTCCTACGAATAGGGGCGTTGTCGTGACCTGGGTGGGAGCATGATGAGTGCTCCCACCCTTTTTATTGACACAGGAGAAAGTGAATGAACGAGAAGCCAATCGAGGAGCGGAGCCAGACCGAGGAGCTCCGCCACGCCATGCAGGAGATGCTGGCGGAGGACAACCCGCAGGTGAAGAACCTGGCGGCCGCCAGCAAGAAGCAGCTGGCCCGCGAGGTCGTGCGCCTGCGCGCCATGGTCAAGGTCATCCAGAACGCCACCCGCAACGTGCGCATCGACGGCCACCGGTTCGGCCACGCGGAGGCCTTCATGCTGATGACCTACAAGGAGGTCGACGGCGACGGGCAGCTGCTGGTGTGGAACTCCCGCGACGGCGTGACCCCATTCGTCATCAACATCGGCTCGAAGAAGTACCAGCACGACATCCCGCGCCAGCAGGGCCCGTTCTTCGACCTGCCGCGCGAGCACGCCGTCACCCACGTGTGGGTCACCCGCACCGACGCCCAGGTGCTCGAGGCGTGGCACCGCACGATGGACAAGGCCGTCGAGATGGGCAAGATCGACCCCGACAAGGCGGCCTCCATGCGCGACAACCTCGAGGTCGCCGAGTCCTGGCACTACCGCATCGGCCTCCGCAACCTGGAGACCGGCCGCTTCACCGACGAGGAGGTCCTCGAGGCCTCCGCAGCAGCCCCGCAACCCGAAGGAGAGACCCAATGACCGAGCAGCGCATCCCCGCCACCGTGCTCCGCACCGTGCCCTACGACCAGATGGTCGCCAACCTCTTCAAGCACATGGGCGGCCGCGAGGCCTCCCTGCTGCACGCCGCCATCGGCATCTCCGGCGAGACCGCCGAGCTGCTCGTGGCCGACTCCATCGAGAACATCGTCGAGGAGCTCGGCGACATGGAGTTCTACATCGAGGCGGGCTACCAGGTGCTGGGCGGCCGCCGCTCGGCGCTCGCCGACGAGCTGGTGCTCGAGGCGTCGGACCCGGCGCAGCACCAGGTGCTCGGCACCGTCACCATCGCCATGTCCACGACGGCGGGCCGGCTGCTCGACCTCGCGAAGAAGGGCTGGGTGTACAACAAGCCCCTGGACGACAACGCCGAGCGCGCGGTCCGCTACGAGCTCATGCGCCTCGAGTGCATGATGGAGCAGCTGCTCGACATGGTCGGCGTCCGCCGGCCCGACGTCCTGCGCACCAACCAGACGAAGCTCGGCAAGCGCTACCCGCAGGGCGTCTACACGGACCAGGCCGCCCAGGTCCGCGCAGACAAGGCCGACGGCGAGTGACCACGACGGTCGTCAACCGCCGCAGCGGGGCGCACTACGACCTCATGGTCGACAGGACGTCCTTCTGGGGCAACCCGTTCCACGTCGGGGTCGACGGCACGCGCCGCGAGGTCATCGCCAAGTACAGGGCGATGGTGCTGTCGCGCCCCGACATGCTCGCCAGGCTGCCGGAGCTGCGCGGCAAGGTGCTGGGCTGCTGGTGCAAGCCGCGGCCGTGCCACGCCGACGTCCTGGCAGAGCTGGCGGATTCCGGGGAGTTCGGTGGCTCGCTCCCCGGGCCCGATCCGAGATAATTCAACCCTGCCCGCTGCGGTCCCGGTCTTCCTCCTCGGAGTAAGCTGACCGGGACCTTCCGGGGCGGACTCCATGTCGACATCGACTACATCGTTAAACCCGCTATAAGGAGTATCATCCATGGCAACCGACAAGAAAGACGTCCGCAAGGTCACGACCCCCCGCTTCCGCGCCAGCTTCGTCTGGGCGTTCAAGCCCCAGCCCCCGATGGAGGGCAGCACCGGCGAGCCGAAGTACGGCGTCACCATGCTGTTCGACGAGGCGGCCCGCAAGACGCCGCAGTACGAGGCGATGAAGAAGCTGGCGGTGCACGCCGCCCGCGAGAAGTTCGGCGACAAGCTGAAGCCGGACGGCAAGGGCTGGTTCATAGGCCTGCGCAACCCGTTCCGCGACGGCGCCGAGAAGTCCGAGCTGGAGGGCTACGAGGGCATGGTCTTCGCCAGCGCCACCAGCAAGATGCAGCCCGGCATCGTTGACCAGACGCTGAACCGCATCATCAGCGAGGACGACTACTACAGCGGCTGCTACTCCCGCGCCACCGTCACGGCCTACGGCTACGACAAGGCCGGGAACAAGGGCGTCGCGTTCGGCCTGCAGAACCTGCAGAAGCTGGGCGACGGCGACCGCTTCTCCGGCCGCACGGCCGCAGAGGACGACTTCGACTCCGTCGACGACTTCGTCGGCGAGGGCGAGGCCGGCAGCGACGCCAGCTTCCTCGACTGACGGTCGGGAGGCAGGCAAGGAGGGGAGCTTCGGCTCCCCTTCTTTTTGCCCGTTCGATGGCGTCCCAGGGCGGAAGTCCGCGCCATGATCTATCCCACGAACTTCACGGAGACCCGACATGACGCCGACCCGGCAGATGATGGCCCGCGTGGAGGACGCCGGCTACCAGTTCCTCCAGACCGAGGCGGGCTGGTCGCTGTACGACCTCGACGACCGGAGCGAGGTGAACGCCGCCCGCGCGAAGGCGCTGGGCGACTCGATATGGCTCGCGGCCGAGGCGCTCGGCCTGCAACACGAAGGAGAATGACCGTGGAAGAGAACCGAAGGGAGAAGCTCATCTCCCGCCTCAAGAAGTGCCTGGCGCTGTCGGCCAGCCCGGAGCCGCACGAGGCGGCCGCAGCCCTCCGGCAGGCGCAGAAGCTCATGCGCGAGCTGGACCTGACCGAGGCGGACCTGCTCGGCCTGGAGCTCGCCGACGCGCTCGTCAAGACGCGCGAGGGCTTCGGCGCCTGCCGCACGATGAACTTCCTGACGTCCATCGTCATGGAGGCCTTCGGCGTCCAGTGCATCTACGAGCGCAACCCGGGCACCGCCAACCGGCTGAACGTCCGGTACGTCGGCCCCCGCGACCGTGTCCTGCTTGCCGAGTACTCCCACCGGGTCGTCTGGCGGGCCATGCAGGGCGCGTGGGACAACTTCCTGACGCAGCGCCCGTGGTTGAAGGGCGACGGCGGCAAGCGGCAGGCCTTCCACCTAGGCTGGCTCGTCGGCGTGCGCGAGAAGGTCGAGGCGATCGTGCCGCCCGAGGAGGAGACGGCCGCGGTCAACCGCTGGATCGTCCAGCGCTACGGCGAGCTGGTGCCAGGCAAGGCCGTCAAGCAGAAGCCCGTCAACGCCGCAGCGTTCAACGCGGGCGTGGAGGCCGCCGAGGACTTCTCCCTCCATACCCCGGTCGAGGAGCAGCGCCTCGCCATCACCAACCAAGGAGCGTGACATGGGCAAGAGCTCTCACAGCTGGCGCGGCAGCGAGGACGTCGAGGTCCTGTCGGGCCACGCCACCTTCGTCGTCGGCGACCTCAAGGTCGAGATGGAGCTCCCGAGCTTCGCCGACTTCCACACAATCTGCAAGCTCCTGGAGGCCTCCGGTCGCGTCGGCGCCGCGCAGGCTAGGGCTAACATAGGCGAGGCCGTCCGGCGCGCCCTGGAGGCCGTATGAGCTGGCTCAAGACCATCCTGTGGGTGCTGCTGACCGGCGGCATCAAGTCCAAGCTGCTGCGCCTGCCGGAGCACCAGCCCTTCCGCGTCGTCCGGGCCGGCGGCAGGCTCCTCGTCGAGCCCATCCCGACCCAGATGGACCCCGACAACCCCGTGAAGTACGAGCGCGGCCAGCGCGTCGTCGTGCAGCCCCACGCCGGCTTCCACCGCGGGGCGCGCGGCGAGGTGCAGTACCACGCCCCGGACGGCCGGGTGTGGATCAGGCGCGACGGCGCGTCGTCCGACGTGTGGTACATGCCGCACGAGCTGGCGGCGGAGGAGCTGGGATGATGGCTGTGCAGCGAATCTTCCTCGTCATCGGCGGGCCGCACGACGGCATGGCGTTCAGGCCGATCGACGGCGTCCCGCGCGAGGGCCAGGTGCTTGAGCTGGAGGGCCACGACTACGCCGTGACGAGGGTGCCGCGCACGAGGGACAACCTGATGGTGCCGCGGTGGGTGCTCCTGCACGGCTCGATGGCGGAGTGCGACGTCGTCTGGCAGGCCTTCATGGCGACGATGCGCGCCTGGGCGGCGGAGGTGCTGCGGTGAGCCGGTGCAGGGAGCACGGGGTGACTCTGCCCTGCCCGCTGTGTGCCCAGGGAGCCTGGCCCCTCAGGGACCTCAACGCTGTGGCCGACTTCGCCGGCAACCCGGTCGACCGCCCGGACGGCCTCGTGCCGGGCAGGCGCTACGTCCGACTGTCCGAGGTGGTCCGGTCCATAGGCCGCCGCTGGACGGAGCTGGAGCGGGTGAAGCTGACCGCGCTGGCCCCGATCTACGCCACGAAGAATGCGCTGGTGCGCGAGGCCCGCATAGGCGCGATCGACGTCGGCCGGCTCGAGAAGGCGGCGCGCCAGGTCGCCAAGGGCCTGGAGTCCGACCCGGACCCCGTCGTGGAGCACTACATGCGCGCCATCATCGACGAGGAGTCCCCGTGGTGACCTTCACGAAGTACCACCACAGGCGCCGGTACGCCGACTGGCGGGACCCTCCGTCACGGTGCGACTGCTGCGGCGAGGCCACCGTGGCGCTGACGAGCAACTCCGCCATCTACGGCAGGGAGTACGGCGACTGGCCATACGTCTACCTCTGCCTGCTGTGCGGCGCCTCTGTCGGCACCCACCCGCACTCGGTCTACCCGCTCGGGCTCATGGCTGACAAGGAGACCAGGGCGCTGAGGACGGCCCTGCACGCGATCATAGACCCGGCATGGAAGTCCGGGCGGGTCGGCCGGTCCGAGCTGTACCGCATGATGGCCGACGCGCTTGGGCTGCCGCGCTTCCACGTGGGCGACCTCTCTAGGGAGCAGTGCCGCCTAGCCAACGAGGCCTTCAGGGCCTGGGAGACGGCGGCGGACTTCGGGGACGACCCGTGACAAGATGGACGACCTGACATAGGAGAGCTCAACTTGACCATCACCCAGACCTACCGTGACGGCGAGCTCGTGGAAACGGTGAACCACGGCGGAAGCGAGAACCAGCTGATAGGCGGCTCCGCCTACGAGGCGCGGGAGCGCAGCGAGCCCGCGGTCGCCATGTCCCCGGTGGCGCGAGCCGTCAAGGACATCGTCTACGAGAACCCGCCAAAGGCCACGATCGACTTCGAGACCCGGTCCGCATGCTCCATCAAGGACTGCGGGTCGTGGCGCTACTCGCTCGACCCCACCACCGAGGTCATGTGCCTCGCCTTCCGACTGCCGCACTGGGAGGAGGGCCGCACGGCCCTGTGGCACCCGGCCTTCCCGCACCTCGGCGTAGCCGAGGCGGACTGCCCCGAGCTGGAGGAGCTCTTCGCGTGGATTGCGGAGGGCCGGCTCGTGGAGGCGCACAACGCCTGGTTCGAGCGCGGCATCTGGACCAACATCTGCGTGCCACGCATGGGCTGGCCCGAGGTCGGCCACGAGCAGTGGCGGTGCTCCGCGGCCAAGGCGGCGGCGTACTCCCTGCCTCGCTCGCTGGACGGCTGCACCGCGGCCCTGCGCCTCCGCGTCAAGAAGGACATGGAGGGCTCCAAGGTCATGAAGAAGATGGCCAAGCCCCGCAAGCCGCGCGTGGCGGAGGTCAAGCAGTGGGTCCAGGCGCACTCCGGCGTCGGGGTGCCGGTCAAGCAGCTGACGGTGCAGACCGTGGCCACCGACTCTGGCTGGGCCGCCCGCGTCACGTGGGACGGCGGCGAGCGCGAGTTCGCCCTGCCGCTCTACTGGCACGAGTCGGCCGAGATGATCGAGCGCCTGTGCGCCTACTGCCGCGTGGACGTGCTCGCAGAGGAGGCAGTGTCCCACCGCCTGCGCGACCTCTCCCACAAGGAGACCCGGATGTACCTGATGGACCAGGCCATCAACGAGCGCGGGTTCCAGCTCGACCGCGAGGGCATCGAGGCGGCCCTCGAGGTGGTGGAGGGCATCTTCTCCGAGCTGAACGCCGAGCTGGTCGCGCTGACAGACGGGCAGGTGCAGAAGGCGACGCAGCGGGCGCGCATGATCCAGTGGTTCAACGAGATGGGCCTGCCGCTCGAGGACACGCAGGGCAGCACCATAGACGGCTGGCTGAAGCGCGAGGACCTCGAGGCCGACGTCAGGCGCGGCCTGGAGCTCGTCCGGGCTCTCGGCAGGTCGAGCACTGCCAAGTTCGTTGCGGCGCAGAACTGGGCCGCCCCGGGCACCTGGAGGGTGCACGGCGGGCTGCTCTACCACGGCGCGGGCACGGGCCGGTGGTCCGGCTCGGGCGTGCAGCCGCACAACTTCCCTCGCGGCAGCATCAAGGACATGGACTTCGCTTGGGAGGTCATCAAAACCCGCGACGTCGCCTTCATGGAGATGATGTACGGGGACGTCATGACGCTCCTGTCGCACGCCCTGCGCGGGATGATCGTGCCGACGCCCGGCCGGAAGCTGATGGTGGCGGACTACGCGGCCATCGAGGCCCGCGTGGTGCTCTGGCTCGCCGAGGACGACGAGGCCCTCGACGTGTTCCGCCGCCGCGAGTGCATCTACATGGCGATGGCGACCGAGATATACGGGAGGCCGATCACCGACAAGGTCAAGCAGGCCGACGAGCGCCAGATGGGCAAGCAGGCCGTCCTCGGGCTGGGCTACCAGATGGGGGCGAAGAAGTTCCAGGCGACGCTCGCCGAGAAGTGGGGCATCTTCATCGAGCTGGACTTCGCCCAGCAGATCGTCGACACGTACCGCGCCAAGTTCTGGCGGGTCAAGAAGATGTGGTGGGACCAGGAGGCGGCCGCCATCGCGGCGGTCAAGAACCCCGGCCGGACCTTCCGCTGCGGCAAGGTGTACTGGAGGTCCTTCGACGGCTTCCTGCACTGCAAGCTGCCGAGCGGCCGCCTGCTGGGCTACTGCGACCCGCAGGTACTCAAGAAGAAGACCCCGTGGGGCGAGGAGCGCGACTGCCTCACCTACATGGGCGTCGACCCGTACACGAAGAAGTGGCGTCGTCAGGACACCTACGGCGGCATGCTCGTCGAGAACATCACCCAGGCCACGGCCCGCGACCTGATGGCGGACGCGATGCTCCGCTGCCACGACGAGGGCATCTACGACGTCATCCTGTCGGTGCACGACGAGCTCATCGCCGAATGCGACGAGGACAAGGGCAGCGTGGAGGACTTCGAGGCGACCATGGCGCACGTGCCCGACTGGGCCGAGGGCTGCCCCGTCGCCGCCGAGGGCTGGTCAGGCTACCGCTACAAGAAGTAGGAGAGAAGACATGCAAGAGAAGAAGGACGCGGGCCACTGCCCGCACCACGGCAGCCCGTGGGATGGAGGCCGCTCGTACGCCTGCGGCTGCGCCATAGACAAGTGGACGCTGGCGAAGCTGAAGGAGAGGGCGGAGCCGGCCACGGCGCGGCCGCACCCCGGCTACACGGTGGAGGGCGAGGACGATGGCTACCACGACTGAGTTCCCGTTCCGCCTCCCGAACTACCGGCACCAGCAGGACGAGTGGGACCGCCACCGCGACGACGACGCCCGCGCCCTGCTGTGGCAGATGCGGACCGGCAAGACCAAGGCCACGCTCGACCTGGCCTGCTACCGCAGGCAGAAGGGCGACATCCAGGCCGTGCTGGTCATCGCGCCGAACGGCGTCCACGTCAACTGGGTCCGCCGCCAGCTGCCGCAGCACATGTGGGAGACCGTGCCCTACGTGGCCCACGCCTGGCAGGCGAGCGAGTCCCACAAGCCCGAGCACGCCGCCTCGCTCGAGCGGGTCCTGTCGTGCCGCGGCGAGGCGCTGGCCGTGCTCGCCGTCAACTCGGAGTCCATCATCCACGACAAGCCAGCGAAGATCATCGCCCGCTTCCTGCGCCGCCACCAGGGCAAGTGCATGCTGGTCGTCGACGAGTCCCACGACTTCCGCTCGCCCGGCTCCAAGCGCACGAAGCGGGCGCGGTCGCTCAAGCGGTACTGCAGGGTCCGCCGCATCCTGACGGGCACAGCCGTCTCCAACAGCCCGCTCGCGGCGTACAGCCAGTTCGAGCTGCTGGACGACCACGCCCTGGGCTTCGAGAACTTCGCCGACTTCGAGGGCCACTTCGCCTACTACGTGCAGGAGCGCACGAAGGGCGGGCGGTCGTACGAGCGGCTGGACCACTACCGGAACCTGGACGACCTGCAGGGCCGCATGGCCAGGTGGGCCTCCGTGGTCCTACGGGAGGACGTCGACGACATGCCCGACCTGGTCATGGACGAGCGCACCGTGGTGCTGCCGGAGGCGCAGATGAAGGCCTACCGCACGCTGCTCAAGGAGATGATCCTGGAGCTCGAGGACGGCGGCGAGGTCGAGGCCATCGACGGCGGCGCCCGCCTCGTGAAGCTGCAGCAGATGCTCGGCGGCTTCGTCGTCGACGTGGACGGGCAGGTCAGGGAGCTCGTGTCGGACGACGAGAACCCGAGGCTGCAGGCCATGCTGGACGAGGTGCGCAGCTCCGACGGCAAGGCCATCGTCTGGTGCAAGTACCGCGAGGACATCCGCCGGGTCGTGCGCACCCTGGCGGCGGAGGGCATCCGCTGCGTGGAGTACCACGGCGCGGTTCACTCGCAGGCCAAGCGCCAGCAGGCCATCGACGACTTCAACAACGACCCCTCGGTGCGTGTCTTCGTCGGCCAGCCGAAGGCCGGCGGTCAGGGGCTCGACCTGTCGGCGGCGGACCTGATCCTGTGGTATTCCCACACGTTCGACCTGATCGAGCGGGACCAGGCGAACGAGCGCGCCACCCAGATCGGCGGCAAGACCGTGACCATCAAGGACTTCGTCACCCCGGGCACGGTGGACGAGTACATCCTCGCCAACCTCGGGGAGAAGCGCTCGGTGTCGGAGTCGCTCGCCGGGCGCGGCCTGCGCGACCGTCTGCTGGCCCTGTTCAGGTCGCAGCTGTGATAGCCCCGACCGGACGCGCGAACGACGGCTCCACGATCTACGCCCCGGCGGTACACTACACCCACTGACGCACGCCGGGCATGCCGCCCGATCGGGCGGCGACAGTCCCTAAACCCAGACTCTACGAAGGAGAGCACCATGACCGAAGACGTGAAGACCAACGAAGCCGAGCAGCCCAAGGAGAAGACCCCGGGCGTGGGCGACGTGGCCAAGGACCTGATCCGCGGCGGCAAGACCAACGAGGAGGTCCTGGCGGCCATCAAGGAACAGTTCCCTGACGCCAAGACCTCGATGGCCAGCATCAACTGGTACCGCAACAAGCTGCGCGGCGACGGCGAGAACGTGCCGACCGCCCGCGAGCTGAAGGCGGACGCCAAGGCCGAGCAGAAGGCCGCCAAGGAGGCCGCCAAGGCCGAGGCCAAGGCGAAGAAGGACGCCGAGAAGGCCGAGGCCAAGGCGAAGAAGGACGCCGAGAAGGCCGAGAAGAAGGCGGCCGCCGACAAGGCGAAGGCCGACGCCAAGGCCCAGAAGGAAGCCGAGAAGAAGGCCGCCGCCGACAAGGCCGGCGAGACCGGCGGCGAGGGCAAGGGCCAGGACTTCCTCGAGTAACCCGAGGGAAGACGATGGTTCACGGGGCAATGCCCCGGGCCTAAGATAGGGGGACGTGCTGCAGAGCACGTCCCCTTTCTTCATTCAGGAGTCGACAGACCATGATCCGATTCGCCCGCATCTACTTCGTACGAGGAGACATGCCGAGCCACACCCGCACCCGCTACGAGGTCAAGGACCCGCCCTGCTCGGGCCACGGCCACGTGGCCATCATCCCCGGGGACAAGCGATCGACCCTGCTCAGCCCGTTCTCGCTGCAGGCTTGGCAGGTCAGCAACACCTGCGACGAGATGCGGAGTGCCGAGTACGTGGACTGCCCGCCCGAGAAGCTGGCCTCCTTCATCTACAAGGCGTGGGAGGAGTGCATCAAGCTCGGCTTCCAGCGCGACTTCGGCGTCGCCGCGATGGTGCTCACCGAGCTCGGCCAGCCCGTGCCGAAGTACCTGCCCCCGCCAGTGGACGAGTCCAAGCGAGAGGAGTCCAAGCGCGGCGGCAAGCCGGTCAACGAGGAGGCCCTGCGCCCGTGCAAGCCCACCAGCAAGCGCGGCGAGGTGGCGGCCTTCTTCATGCAGGACGAGCCGCAGTCGCTGCACGAGGCTATGGCCAGGCTAGGCCTCACCCGCTCGGGCGTGCTGTCCCACCTGTTCACGCTGAACAAGGACCACGGCGTCGGCTACGAGCTGGTGAGCGACTGCGCCCGGCTCGTCGTGCCGGAGGGCTTCGACCTGTTCGCGTGGGTAGAGCCCGAGAGGCCCGCGCGGGCCGAGAAGCCGGCACGCACCAACGAGGATGGCACGCCCTACGAGCCGAAGAAGCGGACCAGCGGCAAGCCGGTTGTGCCGGAGGCCCTCAAGCCGATCCCCGAGCCGGGCAAGCGCGCCACGGTCGCCCGCTTCTTCGTGTCGGGCTTCCACGACCTCGCCGAGGTGTGCTCCAAGCTCGACCTGGACCGCTCCGCCGTGCTGTCCCACCTGTTCACCATAAACAAGGAGAACGGGCTGGGTTACGAGCTGAGCGAGGACGGCAAGTGCGCCCGGCTGATCGTGCCCGAGGGCCACGTCGTCTTCGGGCCCAAGGTGCCGCGGACCAAGAAGGGCGAGTGATGGCCAAGCTCACAGAGGCCGAGGTCGCGGGCCGAGTGCTCGAGGCCGCCGGCGTGGACTTCACGGTCGACAAGCGCGGGAAGCACTACAAGGTCCGGTGGGAGATAGGTGGGCGCAAGTTCACCTACTCCTGCGCCAAGAGCCCGGGCGACTGGCGGGCCAGCGAGAACTGCCGCTGCGCCGTCAAGCGCATGTTGCGGGCGGCAGGGCTCGAAGTCTGACCCGCCCAATGTCTTCCCGTAAAGTGGTTGCACCGTGGCCGAGCTCGTGTCACGATATACCTTCCTTAATCAACTGGAGTAAACAGAATGACCGAAGAATTGAACCAACAACCCCGTGAAGCCTTTGCGGCCGCCATTGCAGCACGAATGCTTGTCAAGGTCGCGGAGTTCAACCGCGAGGTGGTGGCCCTGCCGATCCCCGAGACCCCGCAGGTGCTCGGCGAGCAGCGCCTCACCTGGGCGAACGCCGCCCTGCAGGAGGAGCTCAAGGAGTTCAACGACGCCGTGGAGGCCAGCGACGTGCTCGAGGCGGCGGACGCCCTCATCGACCTCGTCTACTTCGCGCTCGGCCGCCTCGTCGAGATGGGCGTGCCCGCCGTAGCCGTCATGGACGAGGTGCAGCGCGCGAACATGGACAAGCAGCAGGGCGAGCTCTCCAAGCGTCCCGGCTCCATGGGCCACGACGCCGTGAAGCCCGCCGGCTGGCAGGCGCCGGACCACGCGTGGCTGCTGGGCTTCAGCCTGGCGGACGTCCGCGAGTTGGTCTCCCTGCGCGCCGAGCGCGCCGAGCGCGAGGCGATGAGCCCCGTGTGGCTGGAGCTGCAGGCGTTGCGCGAGGCCAAGGGCAAGGACTACAACGACGTGCCGGGCGGGCGTGATGCCTACTTCCCCTACGGGCACTTCTCCTACGCCCACATGCTGCAGACCAAGAACCTGCGCATCCAGTCCCTGCTGGCCGCCATGCAGAAGGGTCGCCCGGTCAACTTCGAGGGCCTGTACGACACGGTCAAGGACCTCGTGAACTACGGCACCTACTACGCCGAGGCCATGCGCGACGGCCGCCTGCCGCAGGACTCCCTCGCGATCGCCGGGGGTGAGGCATGATCCCGTTCTTCGACGCCTACGGGGCCATCGTGGCCTGGGTCTTCAGCGGCGAGACCGAGCTCAACGAGCGGACCGGCGTGCGGGTGAAGGTCGGGCGCGGCGGCACGGCCTTCCGCGTGGACCTCCGCGACGGCCTGCTGCCCACGGTGGGCTTCCGCAAGACATTCCCGAAGTCGGCGGCCGCCGAGGTCGCCTGGTACCTGCAGGGCACGCAGGACGCCAGCTTCATCCGCAAGTACGCGCCGCTGTGGGACAAGTTCGTGGAGCCCCTTGGTGGCGATGAGCTCGACGTGCATCGCATCGGCGAGAGCCAGCCCGAGAAGGTACAGGCCAACCCCACCTTCGAGGGCGTCAAGGCTGCCTACGGCTACCGCTGGCGCAACCACTTCGGCCGCGACCAGATCAGGCTCGCGGTGGATGCCCTACGCAAGGACCCGAGCGACCGGCGCTGCTACGTCTCCGCCTGGGACCCGGCTGAGGACGGCCTCGGCGCACTCGGCCAGCGGAACGTCCCGTGCCCAGCATCCTTCACCTTCAGCGTGCTCGGCGGCGAGCTGCACTCGTCCATCATCCTGCGCAGCTCGGACGTGTTCGTCGGCCTGCCCTACGACGTCATGGGGCACGCCCTGCTGATGGACGCGATGGCCCACGAGCTGCGCCTCCGCCCGGGCGTCATGCACGTGACCCTGGCTCACGCCCACTTGTACGAGTCACACTGGGACCTCACGGCCGAGATGATGAAGCAGGAGCCCGTCGTGCCGGCAATGCAGCTACCCGGCTGGACCCTGTCGCAGATCGAGCGTGCCCCCGACGATTACGTCGTGCGCTACGCCGAGGAGGCCAAGCAGCTGACGTGGCCGACCTATAATCCCCGCCCCGAGGTCGTGGAGTGATGAACGAGCAGCCCATCAAGCGGACGCAGGAGGAGTGGGATTCCTTCTTCCTGCGGTTCGCCCGCGACGTCGCCGGCATGTCCAAGGACCCCGACCGCCAGGTCGGGGCCGTGGTCGTGACGCCTGACCGGCGGCAACTGTCCCTCGGCTATAACGGCTTCCCGCCGGACGTTGAGGACCTGCCGTCGCTCCTGGCCGACCGCGACTTCAAGCTGGCGAACATGGTGCATGCCGAGGTCAACTGCCTTCGGCAGGCGCCGTTCCCGCTCGAGGGCTGCACACTCTACGTCACCCGCTTCCCGTGCGACCGCTGCGCCGAGCGGATCGTGGCGGCCGGCGTCCGCCGGGTCGTCGCGCCCGCCCCCGACTTCGGCCACGCGCGGTGGGGATCATCCTGGCTGCAGGCCGCCGGCTCGATGGAGTCGGTCGGCCTGGCCATAACCCTCTACAAGGGAGAATGACATGAATCAAGCATCTACAAAAGAAGTGGCAGTGCTCAAGCTGTCTCTACGCTCTCCTTACAACCTAGATGACCCGGAAACGCGTCAACTGGTGCGACAGGCTGTACAGTCCTGCATCCGCGACATACGTGTGCTCAATGCGAAAATGCTCCGCCACAACTTGGAAGCCTCACGCAAGGCTGGCGGGCATACTGATGAGACTTCCTTCAATATCTCCTCTGCCCAAAAGATGCAGGTTATGCTATCTTTTGGATGGGATGAGGAGACTGAAGTGTCTCATCTCTGTCAACTCTTTGATCCGGCTTATCTGCCACGCGTTGAGCCGGTCATTATGTATCATCAAGAGATGCTGCGTGCGGAGTTGACTGAACGGGCAAGTCTTCGCTTTAAGGAGGCCCTAGCATGAGACTGCTGCTTGCCAGCTCCGCCGACGGGTACCTTGCCCGCGGCCCCGAGGACGACATGAAGTGGACAGGCCCCATCGACAAGGCCGTCTTCCGCCTGCTCACACTCTCGAACGCCGACGACGTCCTGCTCGCCGGCTCCCGCACCTTCGACCAGATGCCCAAGTTGCCGGGCCGGCGGATGGAGCGCCTGTCCCGCGGGCCGAACGGGATCGACCTGGCAGAGGCCGCCTCTCGGTGGCCATCGGCCTGGCTGATCGGCGGCCCCGAGGTCTCGGTTGCCGCCCTGCGCCTGGGCATCGTCACCCGCGCCTTCGTCTGCGTCTCGCAGGCGGAGCTGCGCGAGGGCATCCACGCCATGGAGCTCTCCACCCTGCTGCCGCACGACGGGCCGGAGTTCACCATCAAGGTCGGCGACGTCAAGGTCATGGTCTTCACGGAGGCGCAGAAGTGGCCCGCGAGGTGAGGCTGTGGGAGTGGCTGCGCGACGGGCTGCGCGGCACCGACGGGCTGCACATGCGCCGCGTCGAGAACCTGGTCAGCGAGGGCGACCCGGACGTCGACGGCTGCTGGCACGGTCGCTACTTCGAGCTCGAGCTGAAGGGCTGCGACCGGCCCGCCCGCGACGGCTCGCTCGACTTCGACGTCAGGCAGTCGCAGGTGGTGTGGCACAGGCGCCGCTGGCGGTGCGGCGGCAACGTGTGGCTCTACGTCCGCGTGGGCAAGGGCCGCGACGTCCGCCGCTACCTGGTGCCGGGCAGCCTCACCGGGCAGGTGAAGGCTGGCGTGACGGAGGCGGAGCTTGCCGCGCTGTCCGTCCTGCCGCCGGGCCACTCCGCGGCCGAGCTACTGTCACGGGCGGTGACTACCGCAGACTTGCGCAAAAGCAGCGCCCAGCTGGAGAACGATGGCGTCGTGCAATGAGGGAAGGGGGTATACTTGAATCGTGTCGCCGCCAGCTGGCGGGGCACTGAGCGACTAACCCCTAACCTTTAGGAGAAAGCCATGACTGCCAAGACGATCCGCACCATCAAGGAAGAGGTCCGCAATCTGTGCCAGCGCAAGCGGGCCCTCACCTACGAGAAGATGGTCGACATCATCAAGGAGCGCCACCCGGACGCCAACACGTCGGTGAAGACCGTGCAGTGGTACGCCTCGAAGCTGCGCCGCGAGGGCGTCGAGGTGCACGTGCTGGACGGCCGCAGCCTCACGCGGCAGCAGCCCGCCAACGACGACCGGGTCGACTACTCCCTGCCGGAGAACGACCGCCGGGCCAAGGCCACCGGTACGGAGGGGCGTAGCGCCGGACGCTGACGCGGCCGTATAGCTAGGAGCTATAAGAAGAAGGCCGAAGAGGCCGGCATTCAGTTGTAGGGGGTCCCGTTATGGGCTCAATGGGGATCGGATAGGGTCCGGGCGAAGTTCGTCCGGGCCCTTTCCTTTTGTGGGCTCAAAAAAAGTTGCTCGAGGGGCTCCCAGCGGCCGAGATACCCTCTATAATCATCCCATACCAACGAACAACGGAGCAACGACATGGCCACCATCGCAGACACCATCCGCGCCTCCCTCGCCGAGGGCAAGACCAACGAGCAGGTCCTCGCCGACGTCAAGGCCGCCCACCCGACCGCCAACACCTCCGCCGCCTGCGTGTCCTACTACCGCAGCAAGATGAAGAAGGCGGGCACGGCCACGGCTAAGCCCGAGCCGAGGGCCATCGCCAAGGCGGTCGCCGCGGCGAGCGGCAACCCGTCCTACACCGTCAAGGGCGTCAAGTCCTTCATCGGAAACGAGGGCCACGGCTTCAACGCCACCCTCTACCGCGACGGCAAGGCTGTCGCCTTCGTCTACGACGACGCCTCGGGCGGTCCGGTCGCCTTCGAGTGGAAGGACCGAGACGGCGGCCTCGTGGAGGTCGAGACGCGCACCCACGACGGCCGCCCTTGGACCGTCAAGATGACCCACGAGGAGCGCGCCTACCACGCCTTCGTGTCCGCCATGCCAAAGCAGAGCTTCGAGGGCATGGACCTCGACGTCACGATGGACCTCCACGTCTCCGACCTCGTGAACGACGCGCTGCTCCTCAAGGACGTCGCCCGCATGACCAAGGGCAAGGTGGCCTTCATCAAGGCCGACGGCAAGCTGTACACCGCCAAGTGCGAGCCGACCGAGAAGAACATCGCAGCCATCAAGGCCAAGCACGTCGGCTGCGTCGTCCTGAACGGCATGGGCGACCTCGCCGTGCTCGCCGCCATGCGCGCCCTCGCATAAACGCCATCGATTGAAAAAATAATGGAAAATTGGGGCCCGAGGGGGCTCCCAATCCCCACGAACAGTGCATAATGGAACCCATCGACGACACGCAGTGCGCTCGATGCCCGACCCGAACAACCTCTCTAGGAGAACCAACATGACCAAGCTGACCGAGCAGTCCAACATCGCCGACATCGCCGCCGTTTACAACGAGCTCAAGGGCACCAACACCGACGTCAAGACCCTCGCCAAACGAGGCAAGGCCAAGCTGCTGGCCCAAATCGACGCCCTCCTCGAGGCGCAAGCCGAGAAGAAGGCGGAGGAGCAGTCCGCCGCCCGAGCCGAGGAGCCCAAGGCCGAGGAGCCCAAGGCCGACGGCGTGAACCACCTCGTGCAGCAGATGCTGCAGGCCGCCGACAAGAAGGAGGAGCCCGCCAAGCCCCGCGCCAAGCGCGAGCCGAAGACCCCGAAGGAGAAGAAGGAGAAGGGCCCCGTCATCCGCGTCGTCGCCGAGCAGCTGCTGCTCGAGGTGGTGACCCACGACGAGGACAAGCGCCCCTACGGGCACTCCTACGAGGAGATTCTGAACCGCATCCGCGCGCAGTTCGAGGGTGCGAAGACGACCGTGGCGTGCCTCCGCTGGTACGCCGTCCACATGCGCGAGCGCGGCGAGAAGGTGCCGAACCGCCCGCGCGCCACCCCGACCGCAACCACCAAGAAGGAGGCCTGACCGCCATGCCCGTGATGAAGACATACATCGCGGGCGCCCCGTACCACGAGGGCGCCCGTGACGCCATAGCCAAGCTCCGCCGCGCCGACGAGCTCGTGCTCGTCCGCGAGCCATCCAACCCCCACGACCGCAACGCCGTGGCCGTGCACGCTGCCGACGGCACCAAGTTGGGCTACGTGCCGCGCGTGGACGCGGGCGCCATCGCCAAGGTGCTCGACCGCGAGCTCGCGTGCTCCTGCCGCTTCGGCGGCGGCGCCTCTACCACCAGCATCGAGATAACTTGGGAGACCTGATATGGAAGACGACCGCGAAGAACAAGAGGGCCTGACGGCGGACGAGCTCATCGCCGTGCTGACGGGCAAGTGCGTGCACGAGGTCCAGCTCGGGCGCATCATGGGACTGCTCGGCCTCGCCGCCGCCAACGCGGGCGGCAAGCTGCAGCTCAAGCTCGACGGGCTCAAGGCGCTCGACGGCAAGGGCGTCGGCATCGCCATCGACGAGGCGGCGGGCACGGCCACGGTGGAGCTACTCGACGTCCCTCGGGCAGAGGGCGAGCCGAAGATCGAACCGACGCACCCCGCGTCGACCACGCGCCACTGAGCGCAGACCTAGGAGGATGGAGTGATGACGTACGAGACCCGCGAGCCCGGCCGCATCGGCGCGCTCGGCTACGCCCTGATGTTCGCCGCGGCCGTCGGGCTAGCGGCGCTGGTGCTGCACCAGTTCGCCGCCCTGCTCGACAGGCCCGAGGTCCGGGTCTCCTACGCTACCGGCAAGTGCGTGGAGGTGGTGGACCACAAGGCCCGCGCCGAGGGCCGCGAGTCCGAGTGGTCCTGCGACCGGCTGCCGGAGTCCTACGAGCGCGTCTGGGTGTACTGACGGCTCGCCCGGCTGCGCCTGCGTGCCATGATGCCTCCTCGGGGATGGTCCCCGTGGAGGCATCATACCATGTGCGATCAGGAAGGGGAAGACGACGGGCTCGGCTGCGCGCGGGGCCTCATGTGGGCCGTTCCGCTGGGCATCTTGCTGTGGGCCGTGGTGGTCGGCTCGATAGTGCTCGTCCGCAGCTGCCACGAGCGCTCCACGGTCGAATCCGGGCGCAGTCAGGCCGTCGAGGTGCCTGTGGCCCAGGCGCTGAGCCGGGCTACTGTTGCCGAGAGCTCGGAAGTCCGTCAGGACTGAGAAAAAGACACCGCCGGAGGGCGGTGTTGAAAGGCTCGGGCGGCGTGAAGGAGAGGAACCCGCCGACCGAGGCCGCGGGGCCCGTCACTTGCCGATGAAGTCCTTGATGCCGACCCACGCGGCGGCCACGAGGCCGCTGACCAGGATGCCCATGAGAGTCATGAGGCCCTTGGACTTGATGGAGTCGGTTGTGGTGCGCCACTCGCGCAGGTGCTGGAAGTCCTTCTGCACCTCGATGGGGTCGTCCACCTTGACGCCGAGCATGAGGAAGGTCTCGCGGACCGCCTCGCGGATCAGCGCGCGAGCCTCGTCCGGCGTCAGGTTCTGGAGCTGCTGCTCAGGCCCAGGTCGGTTGTTGTCTGTCATAACTTCGTCCCCTCCCGGGCAGAATGGTAGCTCGGGGCAGTCGCCACAGCGGCGTCCGAGGACGGCCTCCGCGACAGCAGCCCGCACTGGGTTGCATTGCTTTCTCCGATCATCACTCACTTCCCACCCTTCCCGTCGTCGGCCTGCGCCGGCGCGGTCCGGCGGCGGTAGAAGTCGAGCTGGTAGCTCGCCTCCTTGGCCCAGCGGGCCATCTCGGCGAGGTTGCGGGACAGCGCCTCGTAGCCGCGCGCCGTCAGGGCGAACGCCGACTCGCCGCCCACCTCGACGACCTGCCAGCGGACCGTCTCGAGCTTTACGGGCTCAGGGGCGGGCAGCACCGGCAGCGGAGGCTGCTTGGCCTCCGTCGGCGGCTGCGGCTTGGGTGGATTGCTCGAGCAGGCGGAGAGCCCGATCAGAGCCGTCGTTAACGCGACGCTCGATAAGACCCGGCTTACGCTTGGCCAGCGCGCCGAGGTCGTGCTTGGACAGGACATCCTTCAGCTCCCTCGAGTATGCGCCAGCCTCACGCTGGGCGGTGGTAAGGTCCTCCAGGGCCTTGGCCTGGGCCTTGGCGGCCGAGTCCCACCTGTCGATGGACTTCTCGAACGCGTCGGCCCGGGCCTTCTCCCGGGAGACGTCCTCCTTCAGGGTCGCGACCTGCCCGGTGAGCTGGGCGTTGGACTCGACCAGTCCAGAGTAATGGCGGTATGATAACGCGACGGCGGCCGTCACGGCAACCCCAATTGCGATGCCAACGTATGCTTTGAGGCCCAGGTCGAACATGCTCCCCTCCTTACGGGTAGATGCTGGCGGGCAGCTCGAAGTGGGGCCCGTCCAGGAATGCCTTCTTGCCGGCGGCCTTGCGGCGCGCCACGTAGCCTGCGACCTCGTCGTCCATGTCGCCGGCGAGGTCGGCCAGCGTCTGGTCCCAGACCCCGCCCCAGCGGATGGGCACCTGCAGCTCCATGCTCGCGCGGCGCACGGCGTCCGCCACCTTGTAGCAGAGGTTCCAGTCCCACCGCAGCTCGGCCTTGCCATCCCCGTCGAAGTCGATCAGCGGCACCAGGTCAACCGCGTGGCCGAGGCCGTCGGCGCCCGGCAGGTGGCGGGAGTCCATCGTCTGGCTGGCGCCAGAGGCGACCAGCTTGGCCTGCCGGGCGCGCGTGCGCAGCCCCTCGTAGACCTGGAAGTCGACGGGCGTCACCTCGATGGCGCGCTCGACGACGCGGACTAGGTCGGGGTGGACGCCCGACAGGCTCTGGCGGGACTTGCTCCCAAGTGCGAAGGTGGTCATGGCTCATCCTCTACTTTTGCTGATGCCCCGGGGCCCGGGGCGGGCTTGCCGGGCCTCGCCGCCGCAGCGGCGGCAGGGCCCTTGATCTTTGCTATGCTGACGTCCTCCCAGGTCGCGCCGAACACGTACGAGCCGACGATGCCGATGAGCGTCAGGAACGCCATCGTCACAGCGGTGTCGGCCGGCCCGGTCGTCAGGCCCTTCCAGAGCACGTAGGCGATGACCCACATGCAGAAGGCCGTCACGGCGAACATGAACCGGCGCCGGATGCGCCAGCTCGACTGCCCGCCGGGGTTGCGCTGCTTCTCGTCCATCAGCTCGTCTTCTCCATGCGCTTGTTCTCGTTCGTGCCCCAGGAGAGGCCCGTCTCGAACCACACCGGGACCCAGTTCACGCCGTCGGCGCTAGCCTCCACCTCGATGTCGGTCGGCATCTTGGTGTTGTCCCCTGTCGGGTTCCGGAGCTCCACCGCGGTCACGTCGACGGCCGAGGCGAAGTCGTACGCCACCCAGGCCGTGCCGGCCGTCACGTTGGCGGCGGTGGCGGTCCAGAAGGTCGCCGGGTCGTTGTCGTCCACGCTCGCGAGGCCCGTGCCGGCGCCCTGCGACTTGGTGTAGGTCGTGTGCTTCGTCGCCCCGTTGAAGAACGCCAGCTCCGCGAAGGTCACGTCCGCGGCCGCGGCCGTCGCCCGGACGCGCCAGTAGCGGCGGGTGCCCGAGTTGTAGTTGCGGATCGTGGACTTGGTCCAGGTCGTACCGTTGGAAGTGTACCACGGCTCGTTCGCGCCGCCAGCCGCCGTAGGCCGAGACCCCACGACGTTGGTGCCATTGGCGCGCAGCGCGGTCGGGTAGTTGGCCATCGCCGTGCGGGCCCAGGTGGCCCCGTCGTCGTTGCTCACGTTCAGCCCACCAGGCCCGGTCGCCACGTAGCCGGTCGCGCCGAAGGCCTCGACTTCCTGGAAGTCGTTGCCGGTCGACGCGCCGCTGACCATTGCCACCTCGCTGACGAGGGTGAAGTTCAGCCCGTCGGTCGAGCGCAGCACGAGCTCCTTCATGTTGCCGTCGCCCACGTTGCGCCGGCCCATCGCGGTGATGACGAAGCTAGTCGCGCTGCGCGCCGCCACGCCGTAGGGGCGGAAGAACTGCCAGCCGCCGGTCACGGAGGCCGGGTAGTCGTAGAAGCCGGTCCCGGGGCAGATGGACCAGGTCAGCAGGTTCGTCGAGCGCATCAGCATGACGCTGTCGGCCTGGAACTGCGACCCCTTGCCGCTGTGGAAGGCGTACCAGTAGGAGCCGACCTTGAAGAGCTCCATCCACATGCCAGTGTACCAAGTCCAGCCGCTGCCGACGCTCGGGAGCGTCAGCGCGCCGAGGCTGCTCCAGGTCAGGCCGTCGGTGGAGGACTGGGCTGTCTTGTCGTCCATGATCCGCACGAAGCGGGAGTTGGAGGCGTCCCAGGCCATGCAGAGCGGCTTGGCGCCGGTGATGTTGGACGTCGTCCACGGGCGAGGCGGGTAGGAGCGGGCGAAGTCGGCCACCTGCGAGTTGTACCATGTGGCCGACGACCCGACCGAGGCGTAATACTTCGGGAAGGACGCGTAGCGGCTTGTGCCCTTGGCCATGCCGGGCTTCTGGCGGCTGAACATGTTGGCGCCGTCCATCGTGCCCATGTACTCGAACGTCACGCCGCCGTCGGTCGACCCGTAGAAGCGGGTGACCGGCGTCTGGCTCGCCGTCGGGCCGACGTAGGCCTGGCTCGCCGCCAGGAAGCGGGCGCCGTCGTACAGGTAGTTCTCCATCGCGACCGAGGAGCCGAAGCCGGGGCCGATCGGCTGCCCGTTCTCGTCCACGCGCACGAACTCGTCGTACTGGCGGAGCAGCGACTCCACGCCGGCGCGGACCGAGTAGACCTCGGCCCGCACGTTCGCGACGCCGCCCAGGTCCAGGGTGGTGAAGGTCGCCGAGGTGCCGGTCAGACCGCTGAGCGTCTTGAGCACCGCGCTCGTGCTGGAGTTCAGCACCCGCGCGACGTAGGTGACCCCGGGCTCGGGGCCGACGCTCGCCGCGTTCTGGTCGACGAGGGTCTGCGCCGTCTGCTGGATGCGGTCGCGGTGCGCCCAGGTGAGGGACACGCCGTCGTAGCCGCTGACCTGCGCCGGGTAGGGGTTGCCGTTCACGCGGAACAGGCCCGGCGGGTACGGGCGCCACTGGCGGCCGGCCGTTGCGTTGACCGCCAGGGTGTCGGTCGCGCCGGAGCCGAGGGTCAGGGTGCCCTGACCGGTGGTGGTCAGCATGCGCACGCTGACCGACTCGCCGAGGGCGTACTCGTTCGGCAGCTCGACGACCGAGGGGTTGTCGCCGCTGCCGAGGAAGATGACCCGCGTGTTGGACGCGATGGGCACCGGCACGGTGTCCAGCATGCCACGCTTGACGGTCAGCAGGGTGTCGGTGATGGACACGACCTGGACCATCTCGCGGGTGCTGATCGCGCCCACGCCGATCGCCGCGACGTCGCCGACCTGCACCAGGTCGAGGTCGAGCCCGCCGGTGATGGCGAGCGCGGTGTCAGCCTGGCCGTAGGCGGCCGAGATGACGGCCGTCGGGCAGAAGTTCGCCACGGCCTGCTGCTGGTAGCCTGCGCCCTCGTCGACGTAGACCTGCGCGCTGTAGGCCGAGCCGCCGGGGTTGGTGCCGCCGACCATCATGTAGGACGCGGTCTGCGGCAGGGCCTGGGCGCCGGAGTCGCCGAGCGTGCGGGCGATCAGGTAGTAGGGAACCTCGGTCAGCAGGCGGAACGGCACGGGCACGGGCGCGCCGATCGGGTTGGTCCACTCGCTCGGGGGAGGCGGCGAGTAGATGGCGCTCGACAGGGCGAACACGTCCTCCACGACCGACAGCTTGATGAGGTTGCTCGTCAGCTCGCCGAGCTCGATGTTGGTCACCCGGAAGACCACCTGCGAGATGCCGTACTCGGCCCATGCGAAGCGGAACACGTCGCCGATGTTCAGGCTCGCGGCCTTGCGGGTGACGTACAGGGTGGCGGACGCGAGCGGCGTGGACAGGGCCTTCAGGTCGCGGGCTGCGGCCTTGGTGGCGATGGTCCCGTTGGTGAAGCCAGGATACTGGGAGGTCGTGCCGACGGTCGCGCCCTGGCTCGCAGCCAGCGCGATGTCCTGCACGGTCACCGAGTTGTTCTTGCCCGTCGACTTGTCCCAGTAGACGACGCTCACCTGGTTGGTGAGCTCGGCCACGGTCGAGCGCTTGAAGTCCGTCACGCGCTCCACGACCGACTCGTCGAGCAGGAGCAGGGACGGGATGTCGTAGCCGCCGCGCGCCAGCTTGAGCACGAACTTGCCAGTGGCCCGGTCGGTGTACAGGGACCCGTCGACGTGCCGCAGCACGATCGCAAGGAAGTCCGAGAGCTGCTGCTGCTTGTCCCAGAGGATGGACATGCCCATGCCCTCGGAGTAGAGCGTGTCGGCGGCAGCCGTGAAGGAGGCGTTGTCGACGTCCGCCTCGGGGTAGCCCATGCCCCAGTCCGGGTCGGTGAGGACCTCGCGGATGATGTGGGCCGGGTTCATGTCGCCGCCGACGTCCGCCTTGGCGGAGTACCACTGCGCGATGCCGTCCTGGCGTACCTGGATGCGGGTCGCGCGGATCGCCCACCGCTTCAGGTAGGGGTTGTTGCCCAGGTAGCACTGCCGGAACACGAGGCCGAGCACCCGGCGGAAGGCCGGGATGGACGACCCGAGCTGGCTCTGCAGGTAGGCGTTGCGCCCCTGCGACGGCGTGCCCATCTCGATGTCGATCGTGCCGGACACGCCGCCCTCGCGCTCGTCTCCGCCGAACAGCTGCGGGGCGTTCACGCTGACCGCGCCGCCCGTGCTGGTGCCACTCCACGCGACCTTGCCGTCCACGCTGAACCGGGTGACCTTGTCCACCGGCCCGTGGCACATGATGGCGTGCATGCCGAGGTAATACTTGTACCCTACGGTCTGCGCCTTGCTACTTCCGCCCATTGCGAGCCTCCTCGATTGCTGCGAGGGCCATGCCGTCGCCGGTGGCCCTCAGTTCGTCCTCTCCGATGCCGTCACGGAGGAAGGCGCCGTAGTCCATGTTCCGCCGCGCGAAGAAGGCGCGAACGCCGCCGGAGCAGTAGCCCAGGCGGCGCAGGTCCTCCATCCGCACGACGACCTTGTCGTCAGTCTCTGCCGTCACTTCTTGCCGCCCTTCTTCTTGATCGGCACGGCCCGGAAGTGCCCGTACCACACGATGTTGGGACCCTCTAGGTCTCGCTCCCCGAACAGGACCGGAATTTCGCGCCCGACCTCGGCCGTGGGCGCCGTCACGTCGCCCAGGCCCGCCGGCTTGGCGTTCTCGGGCTTCGGCATCATCGAGTAGCTGACGACGAGCGCGACGATGAATACTACTATGTACCACCACATTGGGAACCTCCTAGACGATCGAGCTGCCGTCGAACGGGTTCCTGGACGGAATCCAGGGGAATCCCCCGAAGTTGTCCAGGTTATTGAACTTGGCCTCGCAGGTCGTCCGCAGGTGGTCGCAGCCCGGGTAGAGCTTGACCGTCTGCCCCGTGGCCAGGCTCGCGAGCGGCCGGGACAGGGTGACGACGCCGGACGCGTGGCCGACGATGAAGCGGGACGAGTTGTCGGGGGCGACGAGGATGCCGCCGGTGAACCAGCCGTCGGCGTAGATGCCAGCGACGCCAGCGACCTCGACGTTGAGCCCGCCCGTCAGGGTCAGCACGGTGTTCTCGTGCTTGTACAACTCGCGGTTGACGCCGCAGCCGCGGGCGTAGAGGACGTGGCGGCAGCCGTACTCGAACTTCGCCCGCAGGCCAGGGCGGCGGATGGACGTGTAGACCGGCTCGCACTCGAGCTCGACCTGCGAGTCCGTCGCCTTGGCGGAGAGCACGCGGCCCTTCCAGTAGACGACGTACTCGCCGTCCGGGTCGCCCCAGTGCCCGCGCAGGATGGTGACCGTCGTTATCTCCTCGGGCGCGAAGCCGAGGAACTGCGAGGCGAACTCGTCGTCCCGCGGGAAGGTCAGCTTCATCCCGTTCTTGAAGATGTCGGTCGACTGCTTGACGCGGTCGCGCTTGATGGGGCTCGGCTTGTAGGTCTGCCCCAGGCGCACGATCTGGTCGGCGCCGCTGATGTAGTTCCAGCGCGAGAGGCCCTGGACGAACTCGTAGAGCTCGACCGGGGTCCCCTGCTGGACCGAGTTCTCGTAGGTGGCGTAGGTCACGCTCAGTCTCCCTCAGGGACCTCGACCACGGCCACGGAGCAGCTGGCGCGCCCCGCGTAGTCGTGGTTGATGTCTGCGTTGTCGGTGTCCAGCCGGACGTGCTTCATGAAGCACACGAGGTCGACGTCCGCCACGTTGAACGCGACGCCGAACGAGCCCGACATGGCGAGCACCTCGTTGCCACTCGGGTCCGTGGAGGCCGACAGGACGCGGTTGAAGAGGATCGTCCCGCTATTGAGGACGACCATGATGTCGGTGGTGCCGTAGTAGAGCGGGTAGCCGATCGGCCGGACCGTGATGCTGGTCGCGGCGCTGCCCACGTTCTCCAGCAGCACCAGGTCGCGGTTCCAGCCCGGCAACCAGAAGGTGCGCTGCTTGCCGCGGCGGGCGTGGAGCCACTTCCGCATGCGCCACACATCGGCGCGGTTCTGCGGGTCCATGCTGAGCACCTCGGTGCGGTCCGGGTACGCGCGCTCCTGGTCGATGGTGACCGGGCCGGACCCGTTGTCGAAGACGTCGACCGCGCGGACGATCTTCTCTGACATGTCCGAGAGGACGACGGAGCGGTCCGTCATCACGTCCTTGCCGCGGTACTGCGGGAGACCGATGCTCGCGCCGAGGTCCACGTTGTTGTTCACCAGGAACGCCAGGCGGGCCCGGGTGACGGTGTGCGCCATGCGGCTGAACTCGGTGCCCTGGAGCGTCCTGGCGAACCGGAGTGGCATCACGAAGGCGTTCGAGTACGACCGGTCGAGCGGCAGCTTGAGCGTCACGCCACCGGCCGTCAGCGTGGTGGTCTCGGCCGCCACGAACTTCTCGTCGCTCTCCCAGACCAGCACGATGTCGTTGGCGCGGTAATCGGCGTTGGTGGTGTCGAACGCGATGGACGTGATGCCCGCCGCCAGGTTGCCGACGCGGGTCGACTCGGACCAGATGGGCGCGCCGTAGACGCGGTGCGCCCACTGGGTGCTGATCGCCTTGGCCCGCGAGTACTGCTGCTGGTCCAGCTGGAAGTCGTACTGCAGGGTCTGGCGGGGCGCGGCGCGCAGGGCGAGGCGCTGCTCGGCCGAGTACGCCTGCATGACGTCCGTCAGCCACTGGAGCTGCTCGCGGAACTTGGTCTGCGGCACGAAGGGCCAGACGACGACGCGGCGGCCCGTGATGTGCAGGGCCGGCGTCTCGCCGGGGAAGTGGAACTCATACTCCCCGTCGATGACCGGCGCGCCGTTCGTCGAGATGGACAGCACGTAGATGCGCGACTCCAGCGCCTTGAAGGTCGTCGGCGCGGGGGCGGGCTCGGCCAGGTCGATGCCGTCGAGGCCCACGTCCGTGATGCTGGAGAGCAGCTTGCCAACGAAGTGGGCGTTCCACACCTCCACCTGGCGCGTCTGGCTGGACAGCAGGTTGCCCAGGTCGATGACGCCCGGGCGGATGTGCACGCGGTAGTAGTAGTCGTCCAGGAAGGTCGGCATGCGCCAGCCCGTGGACCCGGACTTGGGCTCCAGGTCGATGGGCAGGTTGTCTGCGACGCTGGCCGCGCCAACGGGCAGGCCCTCGAGCACGGGCTGGCGGAACGGGTAGGACTGGTCGGTGTGCCCGCCAATCTCCGTTATGCCTGGGGCCTCCTGAGGAGGCGGCTGACGGCGCTCGTCGAACGCGATCAGCCCGTAGGTAGTGACCACCGCCATGTCATACCACCTTCTTGTAGGCTATGCCGCGGTTGTAGCTGCGGCCGTTCTTCTGGTACCACGGGAAGACCTTCCACGTGTCGGAGCCCAGCGTGAACTCGTCGCCTGGCAGGTAGTTGGTCATGTCCATGTAGCGGATGCCCGGCACGACGCCAACCGGGTGCAGGTACTCGTTCGCGCGGTTGACGGAGACGACGTTGGGCGTCAGGATGCCGATGCCGTTCAGCGGGTTCGGGGACGCGTCGCGGAGCAGCTTGTCGTGCACCCCGCCGCCCTGGCAGGACTGCGGGGTGACCGACGCCACGCCGGTGCGCTGCGACGAGCACCAGTTGTCGAACGAGTCGAACGCGGCGCGCACCGCCGACCCGATCTGTAGGGTCGTCGCGTTGTAGTCGGCGCCGCGGAACGGCACCTCCTCCAGGGCGTACGAGGCGTTGTCAATCTCGGAGCCGAGCCACGAGCTCGGGCTGGTCGAGTTGGTCACCGCGGCCGAGCTGCCTGTGGAGTAGAAGAAGCGTCCGCCTCCGGGCGAGGCCGGGTTGAACAGGTCCAGCGAGCCGAAGCCCATGCGCTGGAATGTGCCCGTGGTGACCTCGACCTCCAGGTAGATGGTCTTGCTGTCCGGCGCGAACAGGTAGTACGCCGGGAACGGACCGAAGCTGGTCACGAAAGGCATGTGCACGGTCCACTGGTCCGAGCCTGCTGTGCCGCTCGTGCGGATCGGGTAGCCCGGCTGGCGGTCCCACGCGCTGCCGGACGCGAAGCCGTCGGAGCCGTTCATGCTGATGCCATAGCGGCTCGTGTAGTTCGAGCCGTTGCTGAAGACGGTCTCGTTCTGGTAGGACCGCATGTTGTAGTAGGCGCTGCCCTTCGACACGCAGAGCTCGCGGCCGGAGCCGACGGTCGCCCAGCGGTTCACGGTCCAGCCCTGCGCGATCGCGAAGAGGCGCAACTTGTCCAGCAGGTCATTGGGGCCAGTCGATGCCCCGGTCTCGTATGCCATGTGCCTCTCCTCAGTTCAGGGCCATCGCCCAGTACTCGTGCACCTCGGTGCGCGCGACGTTCTGGAAGATGATGTAGTTAGTGCCAGCGTACGTCGTCGTATTCTCCGACGCGTTGGAGAAGCCGGAGATGGCCATGCAGCCCTCGAGCTCGCCCCACACCGCGGGAGTAGGTAGACGCTGGTGGATGATGAGTGGCTGCAGCAGGTAGCCGCCGCCAAGCACCTCGCGGTAGTCGCGACGGGGGTTCGTCGCGCCGGCGTTGCGTACGGAGGTGGGCCACACCCCGCGGCGCAGGCCGGCCTGCGTGTACGGGTAGCTGAGCGGCTGTGTCATCTCGGTCAGTGCATTCGGATCCGCGCCAGAGCCGTAGCGGTTGCCGACGTATCCCCAGACGCCGTCTGGCGTGCGCAGGTAGAGCGAGCAGCTAATCGTCTCGGTCGTGCCGGTAGGCGAGCTCGCGGCGGCCGGGATCGGGAACACGCTGTGCTTCTGGTTGTTGTAGGAGTACCTCCACGGCGTCGAGCGGTCCGAGTCCGTGGGCACTAGGGAGCCGCCTACGGCCAGCGGGTAAGGGTACTGCGCCGGCGTCGCGTAGGGCAGGATGAAGCCGAGGTAGCCGCCCTCGAAGGACGTCGAGACCTTCACGCCGAAGCTGAAGGACCGGCCGTTTGCACGGAACCAGTATGGCATGGCGACGTTCCAGCACGGCACCATGGGCACGTCCAGCGGGCTGCCGTTCTGGTAGTGCGGGATCGCGCCGGGCTGCTTGAACCAGCTCGTCTCGTTCGGGTCGTAGCCCGTGTACCCGTTGAGGAACAGGTTGTACCATCCGTTTGCGGCGTCGTACTCCGAGCGGATGCCGGTGTAGATGGCGTCGGTGCCGGACGTGCCGGTGGCCTTGAGCAGGACCTCACTGCCGAAGTGGTTCGCCACGTCGCCGCCCGCGTCTAGCAGCAGCAGGCACTTCCAGTACACCGAGCCGGTCGTGGCGCCGTCCTGCTTGCGGTCGATGATGATGCGCCAGTACAGGTGGGCCCCGGGCGTGCCGGGCACCGCGAAGTCACGCGTCTGGTGCAGGATGTACGTGGGGTTGCTGTTGACAGTCAGGGCTGTCGTCCACGTCGAGTTGTCGTCAGAGTACTGGAGCCTGAAGTTCTGCAGCATGCCGGACGTGCCGGTGCCGTCGTTTGCGGCCTGCATGCGCACGGTCGCGATGGCCTTGGCGGTCTTCAGCGTGATGGTGATCTGGCTGGTGCCCGCGACGTAGCTGGTGCACGTCGTGGACCCCGTGGTCGTGTTGTCTGGTGCGTTTGTGCCCAGCGACCGCGGCTCGTAGCGGAAGCTGTGCAGGATGCGCCGGTTGGCGTACGTGGCGCTCTCCACCAGGTTGGTGGTGATGCCCGCCACGTTGTCGCGGTATTGGCGGAGCACCTGCCACTGCTGGCTCGCCGCGACGAGCGCGGCGTTGGTGGTCAGGAAGCTCACGATCTTCCCGAACAGGTCCTCCAGGTTGGACGCGGTGCCCACCTCGTTTGCCATGTCTTCTCTCCTATCAGTACCCCAGCGACTGCTGGTTGCGCTGCACCACGTTCATGATGAGCTTCTCTCCCTCGTCCGTCCCCAGGTAGTCGCCCACCAGGCTCGGGTCGAGGACGTTGATGTTCCGCACGTTCACCTGCGCCGGTGCCGCCGCGGGCTGCCCGCCGCCGTCCGGGTAGGTGCGGCTCGACAGCTCGCGCCCGCGCACCGACGCCGGGCCCCTCACGAGCTCCGGCCCGTACTCGCCGACGATCCCGATCTTGCCCGCGGGAATCTGGCCGCCCTGGTCGTAGGCGCCCGAGAACTGCGAGCCGTTGATCTGGGACACGATCGACGCGCCGGTGGCCGCGACCCGCGCCATCTCCGCCAGGTTCGCCGGGAAGCCCAGCTCCTGGGCCTTGGCGAGACCGGTCGAGATGGACATGGCGGCCTGGGCGACGCTGAAGGCCTTGCTCACGGCGAATAGTACCCTGTAAGCCTTCGACTGCTCGCCAGCATAGCCCTTGGCCAGCCCCGCCAGGCCGTCGAACAGGGTAGCCGCGCCCTGCAGCTGGGTCTGGATGCGCTGCGTCTCCATGGCGGCCTGCTCGTCGGTGAACTGCTGCTGCAGCCTGCGCAGGAGGTCCTGGCGCTCGGTCTCGGTCACCGCCTCGCTCTCGAGGATGAGCTGCTTCTTGCGCTCGTACGACTGGCGGAGGGACTCCTCCTCGGTCAGCAGGGAGTTGTAGAGGCTGTCCCTCTCCGCCTGCCGCTGCTTCTCGATGTCGGCCAGTGCCTTGGTCCGGTCCTCGGCAGTCCGCGCCTCCAGGTCGGCGCGCAGCTGGGAGCCCTCCTCCGTGTTCCGGCGGATAATCTCCATCCGCTTGTCGTAGGACTCCTGGATGACCTCCTCCTGGGTGCGCAGCGACGAGCGCAGGCCCTCGAGCTCGGCGCCGCGCTCCTCCTCCAGCTTCTTCAGCTGCTCGGCCCGGTCAGCGTCGAGGCGCTTCATCAGGTCGGCGCGCTGCTCGCTGCCCGCCTTGGTGTTCGCCTCGATGATGGCCTTGCGCTTCTCGTAGGAGGCCGCGATGGTCTCCTCCTCGGTGCGCAGGGACTCCTTCAGGGACTCGAACTCGCGCTCCTGCTGCTTGCGCTTCTGCTCGGCCGCCTTGAGCGCGGCCTTGTCGACCGTGTCGCTGGCCTTCGAGTCGCCGCCGACCTTGAAGCCCGCGAGCCGGTCCACGCCGGCGTTCGCCTTCTTCTTGGCATCGTTCGCCGCGTCGTACTCGGCGCGCAGGCGGGCGGCCGCGGCGACCTGGTCATCGCTGGCCTTGACGGACGCGTCCCGCTCGCGCAGGGCGGCGTCAAGGCTGTCCAGCCTGGCAGACTGGATGGCCTTCAGCCTGTTCTCCAGGCGCTGGCCGACGCCGGCGACCGTGTCGTCGTTGAAGATGGCCGCCACGCCGTCCTTGAAGGCGCCGGCGTAGGCCATGACGCGATCGAGGCCGGCCGCGACCTCCACCGTCATGATCTGGATGAATGCGCGGACGTTGGACGGCAGGTTCTTGAAGGCCCCGATGAGGAAGTCGACGGCCCCCTTGCCCTCGTCCTCCCACTCGCCGAAGCTCTCCTTGAGGAACTTGGTCACGATGTCGACCGTGCGCTCGATGTCATTGCCCCAGGCGTCGAACTGCACCGTGATGGACTTCAGGTAGGCCTCGAGCTCGCCGGACGCGAGCATGTCGTTCAGCTCCTGGAGCGCGTCCGTCGCGAGCCGCACGGCCGCCTCGATCGCGTCGCCGACACCGCTCTGGGACACGTTCCGGAACAGGGCGTCCCAGGTGTCGCCAAGGTTGGCGATGGCGCCGTCGAGCGTGTCCATGCGGCGCTCCATGGCGCCGGCGAACTGGTTCTCGCCTAGGCTGGTGAGGTACTGCTCAATCTCGGCCGCGTTGTTCCCGATGGTCGTCTTGACCCCCTGGAACGTGAAGGTGACCTTGTCACCCTCCTGCTTGGCCTTGATGCCGAACTCCTTCAGGCGCTCGAACTCGCCCGTGGCGGCGTCGGCCACGGCTTCGATCATCTGGTTGAGGTCCTTGCCCATCGCGCTGGCGGTGTTGCCGTACGACAGCAGGGCGCGCTCGCTCGGCGTCAGGCCGAGGTTGACCAGCTTGGTGAAGCCCTCGACCGCCTGGTTGAGGCTGTAGGGGGTCTTGGTGGCGAACTCCTGCAGGGCGTCGAACGCGACGGCGGCCTTCTCGCTCGACCCGGTCGCGGTGACCAGGCCGGCGTTGAGGACGTCGAACTCGCGCTGGACGCTGACCAGCTTGGAGAGGGCCGCGCCGGCGGACACGACGGCGGTGAGCGGCCCCAGCAGCTTCCCGAAGGCGCCGCTGAGGCCGGAGGTGGCGCGCTCGGCCGAGGCGCCGGAGGACGAGAGTCCCTTCAGGCGCCGGTCAGCTTCCGACACCTGCAGGGACTCTACGCGAATTGCTAGGCTAGCTACGTCGGTTGCCATGCTGCACCTTCCAGAAAATGCGGTCGAGGGACTTTATCAGCTCGGCCTCCCAGCCCAGCAGACGCTTCCCCGTCATGCTGGACCACGACTGCAGCTCGGTGTACGTCAGCGGCTCACCCGCGAAGACCTCCCTGAACCACTCCCACACATACCGGAGCTCCTCGGGGAGCTCCGGCGCGTTCTCAAGCTGAGGCGGCTTCCGCTTCAGCGTCTTCCACACCTGCATGAGGGAAGCACGCAGGGTCTGCTTCGAGCCCTTCGGGATCAGGTCGAGCCGGAACTCGTGCTCGGCGTAGGCTGCGAGCTGCTCGACCGCCCCACGAAAAAAAGCGCCCGCTTGCTCGCCGCCAGGTCGATGGCGTCCATGATCTGCGGCGCCTCGAGGAAGAAGGCCTCGACGTTGTCGACGGTGCAGGGCTGGTCGAACGACCAGGCCGTCACCAGGGACGCGACGAGGCGCCGCTTGCTCTTGGCAATCTCCGCCGCGCGCTCCTCGCGGGACTCGATGCCGGCGATGCGGAACGCGTCCCGCTTCGACTCGGCCTCGGCCGCGCGGAAGGCGTCGGAGTCGACGCCCAGCACGCGCACCCAGTGCTCGCTCTTCTCGCCGTTCGGCAGGTAGAGGGGCAACTGCAGCCCCTCGTTGGCCACGCCGCGCGTGAAGAAGGCGTTCATTGCGGGGGATGCCGCCCCCGCGGCGTTGTTGTTGTTCTCGCTCATTATGCAGGCACCCTTTCGATCTGGATGTTGGTCTGAGTGGTCGCGTCCAGGAGGGCCTGGAACGGCATGCTCAGGGTGATGGGACCCTCGCCCTCGACGTCCGGCTGGCCGCCGTTGTACTTGATGCGGGGGAGCGTGACGACGTACTTGTTGCCGGCGCCGTCGGGCAGCTCGAACACGATGCTGGACTCGGTCTCGTTGATGAACTTGTCCAGCAGCAGCGAGTTCTCGAAGTACGCCGTGATCTGGCCGGAGCAGTTCGAGCGGCCGATGGACGGCCGGATGGATGCCTTCGAGCCGACGACGAAGCGCGCCTCCAGGCCGTTCTCGAGGTTCAGCTGAATCTCGGTGATGACGGCGATGGGGGTGCCTGCCTCGTTGAGCGTGCCGGTGAACGAGTCGAGCGGCGAGGTGGTCGTCGGGGTCGCGTAGGTCGCGCCCGCGATGATGCCCGTCGCGGTCGTCATGTTCTGGCCCAGCACGCCGAAGGTGCCGGTAATCATCGCGTTGGCGCTGATCGCCAGGGCCAGGGTGTTGAACTCGACGCCCGTGAAGCGGTGGTACGGCTTGTCCGCGGTCAGGATGTCGCCGAAGTAGCGCTCGACCGTGAAGGAGCGACGCACCGTGCCGGCCTTCAGCTTGGCGCGGAGGCTGTCGATCTGGCGGCCGGCGGCGGCTGCCTCGACTACCATCGTCTGGCCCTGCAGCGCGGTCACGGTCATCGCCGTCGCGGTCAGCGCGGTGATGCGGAAGCGGCCGAGGTTGCCCGCGTTGGTGAAGCCGGAGCTCACGACGATGTCGTTCACCGCGAAGCCGTCAGTGATGAAGGAGCCGGCGGCACGGTTGAAGCTGCCCACCGCGGCGCTCAGGCTCTGCGAGCCGGTCGTGGTGTTGGCGACCCAGGTGCCGAGCAGCGTGGCCTCGAGCAGGTCGTCGAAGCTGGCGAAGCTCAGCTCGATGTTCATGTCCCCGCCGACCTGGTAGGCGCCGTGCCGGAAGTCGGCGATCTGGCGGTCGTCGCGAATCTCCTCCGACTGGAGGGACTCCTTGGACAGGCCCAGGGTCGTGCTGGTGTGACGGATCGGCTTGAAGGCCGGGGTTGCCGGGGTCGTCCCGTAGGTCGCCTCGGCCACGTAGCGCATGGAGTGGCGGCTGCCGTTTGCCATGGTGTGTGCTCCTTAAAGTTGAAGATCAGTTGCGGGACACCCGGGCGAACCAGGTGACGGTCATGCTCACGCGATACCACCCGTCCACTTCCCGCCCGCGTGAGCGGCCGCAGGAAGCTACCGTGAGCTCGACCCCCGAGTGGGCAAGTCGCTTGCCCGCCTTGAAGAAGTCCGACAGCTCGTCCGCCTTGGCCGTCACGGCCGCCTCACCGGTCATCAGCGGGTAATTCAGGTCGATCTGCAGGACGCCGTCGTGGGCGTCCTGGCCCTCGGCGCCGAGCGTGGCGACCGAGGGCTGGTTCATCAGCACGAAGGCCGACGCCCAGGGGCTCTGGTCCGTCGGCTTGTCGAAGGGCGCGTTCTCGACGGCGCAGGGCAGGGCGAGCGGGGAGTCCTGGACCCCCTGCATCAGCGCCTTCCTCAGCCCCGCGTACGGGTTTGCCATCTCGTCGTCCTCCTATCAGCGCCCCAAGGCCTGGGCCTTGGCGCTCACAATCCTCTGCCACTGGGCGATGTGCCTGCGCACCATGCCCTCCGGCGCCTGCCTGCTCCACCCCTCGTACTCGATGCGCTCGGCGTAGGGCAGGTTGTTGGTGAACCAGACGACGTCCGCCAGGCTCCCCAGGTTGGCCATCGCCTCGGCGAGGGCCGCCGCGCCGCTAGGGTCGTCGCGGGTTGTCGCGGCGCCGGCGGGCGAGTTGATGGTCGTCTGCCAGTTGCCGCGCAGCCGGCCCGTGTCGACCGGCGTCGCCATGATGACGAGCTTGAAGAGCTCCAGCACGGACGCGCGGCGGACCTTGTCCACCTTGTCCAGCGCCTTCACGCCGAAGCCCCTCAGTTGCGACTCGAACCGGCCTGCCATGGTCTACCTCCGCAGCTGCAGGGCGTTGACCACTGCGAGGCCCGCCGGGTTGACCGGGTTCACGTCGACGACCGCCCACTGCACGCCGTTGGCCTCGACGAACGTGTCGCCGCGGACGGGCTGCACGCTCGCCTGCACGTAGGCCTGGCGGTCGCCGCGCATGATCGTCTCGCCGTCCACCATCTTCTCCTCGTAGTCGACGACGACGCCAATGACTGGGAAGACCTGGGCTGCGCCGCCGGTCACCGTCCCGTTGACCGGGTCGACGGTGACGGGCGCACCGGCCCTGCGGACCTGGCAGTCCTGGCCGAACTCGGCCAGGAGCGCGTCCACGGTGTCCCTCAGGCCGGCGTAGTCGAAGGTGGCCATGTCAAGCCCTCCCCAGCTCGCCGGAGTTGCCCGAGCCTATCAGGCCGGCGGACTGCAGCGTGAGGGTGACCTCGGGGTAGTCCGGCGTCCGGGCGGAGGCCGACGTCGACTGCGAGGCGCTGAACTTGGTCTGCACCTTGATGGGGCCGACCTCCTTCAGCGACTCGACGACCTGGCCGCCGCTCGCGTCGAAGGTCGGGTCCGGCATGAGCGGCTTGCCGGTCAGCGCGCGGCTCGCCAGCATGCAGGTGGCGGTCACGAGGGCTGGCGGCAGGCCGCGCAGGAACGTGGTGATGCCGCCGCGTGGCCACTGGGTGCCCTGCAGTCGGCGCAGCTGGTAGCCCACCCAGCGGTAGCGACCGTCCAGGTAGGTGGTGGCGTTGACGATGGCCGCCTGGAGCTCCGCGTCGGTGCGCGCCGTCAGGTCGACGCCGCGGTCCGACCAGTAGGTCCGGACGGTCGCCGGGTCCGTGTAGGCGTTCGCGCCGTCCACGGTCCCGTCGTTGTTCTGCTGGGTGAAGGCCATGTCTCTGCCCTCACTCGATCTTCAGGTCCGAGGCGCTCTCGGCGAGCACCTGGCCCTGGTCGCGCCAGTCGGCGCCGGTGACCGTGGCGATGACGCCGTTGGTCGCCTTGCGGATGGTGACCTGGCCGCCCGGGGGCACGCGCACGGTCTGCTGGCCGGCGGGCGCCTTCGGGGGCTGGGCGGGAGCCTGGCCCGCCGACGTGCGCGGCTTGGTCATGTCGCTGCTGGTATAGCGGGCCATGGCTGTTCCCTCCTTACTGCTTGGCTGCGCGCGCCTTGGCGCGGGTGTAGCCCTCGGCCACGGCGTTGACCTCGTCGCGGGCGACCTTCTTGCCGGTCAGCTCGCCGAGGTGCTCCAGGTTCGGCAGGTTGTTCGACGTCCAGTGGGCGTCGACCTCCGGGTCGAGCAGGCCGATGGCCTCGGCGAGGCTCGGCTTGGCGTCCGGAGCGCCGTTCGGCGCATCCTGGGCCGGCTTGGTCGCCTCGGTGGACGTGGCGCTGCCTTGCGCGTCGGCCTGACCGCCCGAGGCCCCGGAATCCGCCTGGGCGCCGCCCTCGGGCTGCTTGCTGTCCGCGGGCTTCTGCTCGCCGCGCAGGGCGTGCAGCTCCGCCTTCTCGGCGGTCATCGCGCCGTAGAACTCGAACACGCGCTCGAGGGTGGCTGCCTGCTCGGCGCTGCCCTGGAACGTCATCTCGCCGTCGACGAACTCGTGCCCGTTGACGTGCATGGTCTGGCCGGCGTGGGGGCCGACCAGGACGAACTTCTGGTTGACTGATGCCATTACTTCTCTCCTTCGCTAGATGCCACAAGGCCCTCCAGGGGCGCGGAGCTCCTGGAGGGCCACCTTGCTGGCGGCTTTAGTTGGTGACGCCGCTCAGGATCGCCAGGCCCTTCTCGCTGAAGAGCGCGACGCCGCAGTACCACACCACGCGGGTGATGGACTCGTCGGCGTCTTCCTTCTCGCCGACCTCCTTGATGTTGATGCCCGCGGCCTTCTCGGCGGTCAGGCCGGCGATGCCGTGGGAGCGGCTGCCGTCATCGAAGGTGCCCGCGATGACCGAGGTGGCATTGGTCGAGGTGCCGCGCGTCTGGTTGATGGGGATCCAGTCGTTGCGGAAGATCGGGATGCCGCGGTAGGCGGGGACCTGACGGCCGGAGGCCATGGTGTAGATGTCACCCGGGGAGGTGCCACCCAGGCCGCGGAGCAGTGCCAGGTAGGCGCGGCGGGTGCGGCCGTTCATCATCAGGTAGTCCACCTGGCCGTCCTTGTCGGTCACCAGGTCGATCAGGGCGTCGAGGTCGTCGAACGACAGCGGGGCGCCGTTGGCGGCCGCGTTGCCGGCGAAGAACTTCTGGCCGGCGGCCGCGAGGCCGAGCAGGCCGGTCATGTTCGCACCGGTGCCGTCGCCGTTGATGAGCTGGTCCTGGTACTTGCGGCCGCAGCTCTTCGCCTTGGACGCGATCTGGACAGCCTTCTGGTCGTTGCCGTCGCCGGAGCGAGTGGCTTGGATCAGGCCGTTGACCTCGGCGTCGCCGATGATCGTGGTGAGGGTGGAGGTGACCTGCGTGAAGGTCGCGGCCGCCTTGGCGGTGATGGTCGTGCCGACGCCAGCCATCTGAACGTCGCCCAGCACGTTCTCGCGGTTGTAGGCGAGGGCGTTGCCGTCGATGCCATCGAAGGGCAGCAGCTCGAACATCTCGTTGACGGTGATGACGTTCTCGATGACGCCAGCGACGAGTTCGTCCTGGGCCAGCTTCGCCGATTCGGCGAGGGTTACGGATGCCATGGTATTTCTCCTAGACAGAGGTTGATGGTTTGCTTGGTTTGGTGCCGGATCGCCCGACGATTCGACCCCGGGCCAGGCGTCACGCCTCTGCTGGGTCAGCGAGCGCGGTTCGCGGATGTGCTCCGCGCTCGCACGCTATGGTCGGGAATGTGCCACGACGGCGCGGGCCCGTAACCCCACGAACCAGCGCCAGCGCGCCCGATCTGGACCGTCTGAGCCCCGTGAAGTGCCAGGTCCGTACGGTGAAAGCCTTGCGCACCAAGGACTTAGGACCTTTTTGGGCCGTACGAGCCTCGGAGCTCGGTTTGCACCAGGAAAACGATCGGCCACCGGATCGGGGCAAGGTCGGCCACGGCGCTGCCGAGGTCCAGAAGCCCTAGATGGCTCAGAAGTCCTTGTCCGGCTTAGAGAATCAACCACTTAGAGCCCTATATGAGGTTTAGATTACCCTAGATTAAGGGATAGATAAAATAAATGGAAAATAATCGCTTGAGGGGGCTCCCAAGCTGGGAAGGCCGCGCCATAATCATCCCATCAACACGACGAACTGCTGGAGACCAACATGACCATCGTGCTTCTTGCCTGCGTACTGACCGGCTGGTACATCGGCCGCCCAGCAGCCCGCTTCATCGTCCAACTGTTCTGAGGAGCACCAACATGGAACGCCAATTCGCCGCCACCGCAGCCAAGGACCTCGAGCTGACCTCCGCCGCCGTCGAGCTTCAGCTCGCCAAGCTGACCGCCAAGCTGCGCGAGTTCAAGGCCAAGGGAGAGGCCGACCCGTCCAATTGGGGCTACGCATGCAGCCTCCGCAAGGTCGAGTCCGACCTCGCCGACATCCTCGCCTTCATCAACTGATAGGAGCACCGCCATGACCGCCAAGAAGACCGCCTTCGCGAAGTCCCTCGTAACGCAGCTCGAGAACGACGCCATCCTCGTCGTCGGCGACTGCTGCGTCTGCCTCCGACTGTCCGAGACCGAGACCTACTCCAACCTCCACGAGATGGTGGACGGCGCCCTCGTGCCTCAGTACACCGAGCTCCTCGACGCCGCCCTCGAGTACGCCAAGGCGTTCAAGCCCGCTGCCGCCTTCAACCCGACGCTCGTGGCCCACGCCTTCCTCGAGCAGCTGCGCGAGGACATCGGCGAGGACGACTTCCGCGAGGTGGTCCGCAAGCAGAAGGAGGCGCCCATCGCGGGCGTCTGCTACTCCCACGACTACTGCGACGCCAACATGACCATGGACGCGGCCATGGCCTCGGTGGGCATCGTGGCGCTGCCCGACGACGAGGAAGGCATGCCCGACCGCGTGGTGGACCTTTGGAACGCCGCGTGGAACCACGCCAAGACCCGCATGGAGGCCATGACCCTCTAAACAACGGCATCGTGCGCTCTTCGAGGGGCATACGATCTACCCATCCAACCCAAGACCAAAGGAGATTGCACATGAACCTCTTCGTGCTGGACCGCGACCCGCGGCTGGCCGCCCGAGCCCACTGCGACAAGCATGTCGTCAAGATGGTGCTCGAGACGGCGCAGCTGCTCAGCACCGCCCACGCCCACTTCGGCGAGGCGTCCTACTCCGACGCCCGCAACTGCTTCGAGGTGCGCGGGCAGCGCGTCTACCACCCGACGCATCAGAACCATCCGTGCGCCGTGTGGGTCCGCGAGACCGCTGCCAACTACCGCTGGGCTTGCTCGCTGCTCGAGGCGCTGCTCCACGAGTACCAGCGCCGCTTCGGCGACCGCGCCAAGAAGCGCCACAAGACGTGGGACGTGCTGCCCGCCCTGCGCACGCCGCCCCGCGCGCTGCTCAGGGCCTGCGCCGACCGGCCCGACGCCATGACGCCGTTCGCCCTCGCGATGCCCGAGGCGTACCGCTCGCCCGACCCGGTGGCCTCGTACCGCGCCTACTACCGCGCCGACAAGTCCGCGATCGCCGAGTATCGCATGGGCGACGAGCCGGAGTGGATGACCCGCACCTCGGAGGTGTCGCTATGATGGAGGACCTCGACTTCCCCGGCGACGACTACCTCGACGCGTTCGCCGAGGCAGGCCTGTCGTCGACCGGCCGCTTCCGCCACCCTCCGCACGTGGTGGCCCTGCGTCGCGGCTGGAGCGAGCTGGTCGGCAACTCCGCCAACCACCTCGTGCCGCGCGGAGGGGCGCCCTGGACCGACGCGGAGGAGCGCGACCTGCTGGCCGCCGCTGCCCGCTGCACCGACCTGTCCGTGCTCGCGACGGCGCACGGGCGGACGGAGACCGCCATCGCCTGCCGCCTCGAGCAGCTGGGCTACGACCGCGGCGTCCTCGCCGCCATGGACTTCGCCGACGTCGAGCTGCGCGTTCTCGCGCAGGTCGTCGGCCCCACAACCAAGCAACAAGGAGCAAAGAAGATGAAGATGACCGCCAACCGCCTGATGACCCTGCTCGCCGTGTACCGCGGCACCTACGAGAACGAGCTCAAGGTGGGCACGTCCGGGCCCGACCTCGCGAGCCTCGTCGCCGAGGGCCTCGTGACGGTCAACGGTGACGGGCGCCGCCCGACCGTGACCGACGACGGCTCCGCGCTCGTGGACTCGCTGCTGGGCCGCTCGTCGAGCTCGGGCGGCGCCGCCAGCACGAGCTGGAACGCCTCGCGCAACACCAGCGCGCTTGACGACCAGCGCTTCTTCCTCGTGTCGTCCGGCGACGCAATGAAGGGCGGACCGCACGGGCGCCCGCAGCTGAAGAAGCCGCCCACCACGGTCCAGTCGTCCTACCGCGACGCCGAGCGCGAGGCCTCCCGCCTCGCCGACCTGAGCCGCGGCGAGAAGTTCTTCGTCCTGCAGGCCGTGTCGGTCCACGAGGTACAGCCGGCTCCCGCCACGTCGCGCCGCCTGTGACATGGCAAAGAAAAGGGGAGCCGTAGCTCCCCTTCTTCATGTCGCGATGCCTCAGCGGCGCTTCGCGAGGCCTGCCGCGATCTTCTCGGTCGGCGACAGGTCGCGCTTCTGCGGGTTCGGCTTGCCCTGCGTGACGCCGGGCTTGACGCCCGAGCCGCTCGGGGCCTCGCTCTCGAACGCGCGGCCGAAGGTCGGGCTGGCCTTCATCTCCTTGACCAGGTCCTCGACGGTCATGAAGCCGCCGGAGGCGTTGCCGCGCGGGTCGCCGGACTCGTCGACCACGCGGACGACATACTCCTCGCCCTCCTTGATGACCTTGGTCTTGGCCTGGATGTGCGGCAGCAGGAGCTCCGGCACGCCCTTGTGGCCGGCGATCGCCTGCACGGCCGCCGTGGTCACCAGGTACTTCTGGAGGGTCTTGCTCATGTTCTGGAGCTCGCCGTCCTTGCCCTGCAGCTGGGTCTGGAAGCCGCGTTCCAGGTCCTTTTTCATCTTGTCCCAGTTGACCTTGCCGTCCTTCGACTCGCCGATGACGCGCTCGACAGCCTGGCGGAGCGCCTCGGCGGAGGACGCGTCGTCGCCCTCGAGGCCGAGCAGCTGGCCGACCGCGGCGAAGCCCGACAGGTCGGGGCGGTTGCGCTTGGCCTCGTCGGCGTCGCGGCGCGCGGCCTTGAGGGACTTGTTCAGGCCGTCGATCGCGCCGGCGGTGCCCTTGAAGCTGTCGTTCAACACGTAGCCGCCCTCGCCCTCGGCGTACAGGCCGCGGAACTGCTCGGGGACCTTGTCGATGCTGTCGACGGTGGGGTTCTTCAGGAACTCGAATTCCATAGTGCTCTCCTTCTGCGCGTCACGCGCGTTGTTTGGGCATCGCGCCCGGGGTGGTCTCAGGCTGGCACATTACGCCGGCGCCGGCGCAACGTGAGCCATCGTTCTGATGCGGGTCGGACTCGGCCACGCGTCAGTCGTCGGTGCCGCGCAGCCTGTCGAGCAGCTCGCGGGCGTCCTGGTCGAGCCGCGTCCGCAGCTGGTCCAGGTTGTACTGCTTCCCGCTGGCGTCTACGAACTTGTCGAGCGGGACGCCGCCCTCGCGGAACAGGCGGGCGCGCGTCGGGCCCAGCACCTCGTCCTGGAACTTCGCCGGCTGGCGCTTGATCCAGTCCTGGTAGGTCACGTTGCTGGGCGTGGAGCCGATGTTCTCGTCCGCCCACGCGTCGCGCTTGGCCTTCACCTTGGCGCGGCGCTCGGAGGCCGACATGCGGGACCACTCCTTCGGCCCGACGTCGTCGCGGACCTCCTGGGCGAAGTCCAGCTCGCGCTTGCGGCGGGTCCTGCCGTCGCGCACGGTCGGGCGATCGCCCACAATCTCGGCACCCGCCAGCACGGGCACCACCGTGGAGCGGCAGTTCGGGTGCGCCGGCGGGCGCGGGCCCTTGTCGATCGGGTAGACCTCGCCGTCGCGGGACCGGCACACCGCCGAGGTCCGCCCGTCGAGGGTGGACACCCAGCGCACGCCGGAGATGATGTCTGCGTTGGCGTCCCACGTCGCCTGCCTGGCGCCGGTGGACACGTGGTTCGCTGCCGTCCTCACGACTGTCTCCGCGTCGCGCTTGGTGATGGCGAGCACGCCGTCGGAGTAGCCGGCCGCCTTCGTGCCGCGGATGCGGCGCACGATCTGGTCAGTCGTCTCGCCCTGCAGGATGCCAAGGCGGAGCTGCTGCTCGATGCGCTGCGCGTCGGAGGCGGCGAGCCGGTCCCACCAGCCCTGCAGCGGGATGCCGTTGATCGGCGAGGCCACCACTGCGCGCAGGGTGGCCGGCGAGACGGTGTTGAGGGCGATGTCGACGGGGATCGCCGCGCCCATGGCCCCGACCTCCCAGGTCGCCTCGACCTGCGACAGCCCGTCGAGGTCGGGGCGCACATCTGCGTCGACGGCCTGGATGGCCGCGGCGCGCAGCCTCCGGACCTCGATCAGCATCGCGTTCAGGCGCGCCTCGGCGAACTCGGTGAGCTCGGTCTGGAGCAGGGCGACTAGCTCGCGGTCGGAGGCCTCCAGGAGCCTGGCCGCGTCTGCCGCCATGCGGTCGGAGAACCGCAGGACGACGATCTGGTGCCGCACCGTGGCGTCGAGGAGCTCCTCGTTTGCGGTGGGCATCACTCACCCCCGGGGTTGAGGGCCGGGTCGGCGTTCGGGTCGGCCGGAGGGTCCTGCGGGTCGGCATTCGGGTCTGCCGGAGGGTCCTGCGGGTCGGCGTTCGGGTCGGCGGGCGGCGTCTGGGTGCCGTTGCCCTTCCCGAACATGTCGCCCATGGAGTCCGTCGCCTCCTCCTTCAGCTGCTCGGCGTCCTCGTCCTCGTCGAAGTCGTCCGACAGGACCTGGCGTGCCTTCATCTCCTTCAGGAAGGCCTTGCGCGAGAGGTCGCGCTGGGCACGCATCTTCAGGAGGGCGTCCAGCTCGGCGGCGTCGGCCTCGGACAGGTCCACGTCGGCGTTGACCTTCGCGGAGCCGCCCTCCTCCAGGCCGAGCCAGTCGGCCGTGTACTGCATGGCCAGCTCGATACAGTCCTGGAAGTCGCGGACTGTGGCGGCGAGGTAGGAGGACGACTCGGCGGCGTCGAGGGCGCGCCCGGTGGCGGTCTCGTCGCCCGGCTTCTTGCGCATGTACTCGGCGCCGTAGGTCGCCATCTGGTCCTCGAGGGACGAGAGGTCGGTCTGGCCCGCGGCGATGGCGGCGCCGGTGTGCTCGACGTAGTACCACTTGCCCTCTGGGGCCTCTGTCGTCAGGAAGTTGTTGGGGCCGATGTTGACCTTCTGGTCGGCCGGCACGCCGGAGGCAGCCAGGATGGGGAAGCGGGACACCGTCAGGACGTTGCGCTGGTCGCTGGATGACTGCCAGTGGGCCACGTTGAGGTGGGCCAGGTCGGTCAGCGGGGGCTTGCACTCCATGAGGCCGGTGCGCTTGCCGGCGTAGAAGGTGACCAGCGGGATGTAGTCGAGGCTCGTGGTGCCCTCGGACTCGACGTGCCACTCGTCGCCCTTCTCGTTGGGCGCCCACACCTGCCAGGTGCCGGGCTCCAGGACGCGGACGCGGACGACCTCGACCTCCTCCCAGCCGACGCGCTCGACGCTCTTCTCGAGGATGCGGACGTGCGTGAGCACCTCCTGGCCGAGCACGACGGCGGAGTAGGCAGCGATGAGGCACTCGGGCTTGACGTGCACCCAGTACGGGCGCAGGCCCTCGGCGCGGTCGTCGGCGAGCGTGCGCGGGCGCTGCTCGCCCTCGGCGTCGGTCTTGGCCTCGGGGGTGGGGTGCTCCACGAGCACGTGGGAGAAGCCCTTGGCCCACGCCTCGCGGAACCAGGAGCGGGCGAAGGCCTGCAGGTTGTTCCCCTGCATGTCGACGTCCTCGGCCAGGTCCTCGATCTGGGTCGGCACGTCCTCGTCCAGGACTATGGCCTCGCGGAAGGGCTTGCCCGCCAGGGTGTCGAGCGTCTGCTCGGTCATGTTGAGCAGGGTCGCGCGCTGCAGGCGGGACTGGTAGTTCTTGTTGGACTCGTTGTCGTACTGGGGGAGGAACTCCTCGCCGGCGGCGCGCATCGCCTCGGTGCCGCCCAGCAGGACGTCGATCATGCGCCAGCGTGGCGCCATGCGGAGGTATGCCGACGACGGGGATGCCACCGTCGGCTTCTTGTTGGGGGTGTCTGCCATGGTCGGCTCCTGGTTCGGTGGCGTACGTAGATGACCGCGATGGTACCTCGTAAACCGCCGAGCCGGGAGCCAGCGATCAGGCGTCGTCCGGGTGGCGCTCGCCCAGGAAGATCGGGAAGCGGGGCGCCTCCTTCGAGCCGATCGGGAAGAACTTGAACTTCACGAGGCGGCCCTCCCAGCCGGCGCGGTCGGCCCATATCGCCGCCCTAGTCGCGGCGTCGAAGCCCGACCCGACGTTGAAGCGGACGCCGTCCCACCGGCCTCCGCGGCCCACCACGCGCAGCGCGCCAAGCGTGCCCATGCCCACCATGCCGTCCTTCGAGTGGCCGCGCTCAGTCAGCCCCAGCGCGCTGGTGGATGCCTCGTTGGAGTTGTGCAGCAGCTCCTCGAACCCCTCGACGACCGCCTCGGCGTCCTCGAACTGCTTGAGCTTCATGAGGTCCTGCTTGGACAGCGTGCCGCGGCCGTTCTTGTAGGGCGACCTCGCGTCCCGCAGCATCACGCCCTCGTAGCCGAGCGCCAGCTGCGCGGCCTCGTAGGCGTTGACCTCCTCGACGGACGTCACGACGGTCTGCTCCACGATCAGGCTGCGCCCGGACCCGGTGACGAGGTCGCGCGCCATGCCGAGGCGCTCGTGGTACGGCCTGCCGGGCTCGCGGCAGCAGTCGAAGACGTGGAAGAAGACGTCGGGCTCGCCGTCGCGGCTCATGACGCCGGAGGTCGTGCCGAGGAAGGCGCGCGGGTCGGTCGGGTCGCCCACCAGGAGCTCGCCGTCGAGGCCCTCGAGCCAGTCCTTGCCGAAGATGGCCTGCACCCGCTGGTTGGGGATCGGCTTGAGGTTGCGGGACACGACGACCCCGCCGCGCACTATGGCCCGGATGCCGTCGAGCTTAGGGCTCGCCAGCAGGGGCCAGCGGAGCGAGGCGACGTCGGCCACGGTCGCGGCTAACATGGGGCGGAACGGCTTCTCACTCATGGCTGGGCACCCCGTGCGTGTGGACCGGGTTGAGGTCGTCCGCCCAGGAGGGCCAGTCGCGAAGCGGCCGGCGCACCAGGCGGGCCTCGCCGCCCTCGAGGTGGAGGTACTCGGTCACGAAGACGCTCGGCTCCGCGGGCGCGCCGCCCAGCAGCTCCTGCAGGACGTCGAGCGCGACGCCGACCTCGCTGGAGGATGCCTCGCCCATGTGCTCCATGCCCTGCAGGCGCTCGACGGCGCGCAGCAGCGCCCTCGCCTGCAGGTCGCGGCGCATCACGTGCTCGCGCAGGACGTCCAGGATGGCGTCGTCGAATGGCGACGGGTCCAGGTCGCGGCCGTTCTCGGCCTCAGAGCGGAGGCGCTCGACGGTGGCCTCCTCGTCCCCGCCGGCGTGCAGCTCGACGAGGGCGTACTCGAGGCCGCGGCGGTAGGCGTCGCGGGCCGGGGCGCGGCCGGAGCGGCGCAGGCGGATCATGTGGGCGAGGATGACGGCGAGCAGCGCCGCCGACAGCAGGGCCCAGGGGTCTAGTTCGGTCATGGCGTTCCCCTCAGTTGGCGGCGTCGACTGACGACAGGAAGCGGCGCAGCGCGCCGAGCGACTTGCCCTCGCGGCCGGAGTCCACCACGGGGTCCTCCAGGTAGCCGCCGGGCGTCTCGACGCGCAGCCAGGCGCGATCGGCCTGGGCCAGCTCGCGGACGAGCCCGAGCGGCACGGCGAAGGCCTTGCGCGACTCGCGGGTGGCGGCACCGTAGGGCGCGAAGCCGGTCTGGCCCGGCGGCGTCAGGCGGTGGACGCGGCCGCCCACGCTAAGGCTGGCGCCCGTGATGGCGCGGACGTCGTTGAAGACGTACACGACGAGCAGGGCGTGCCCGGGCTCGGCGGAGCTCCACTGGGCGCCGAGGCCCGTGCACACGACGCCGGAGCAGGCGTTGCCGTGGCCGGGCACGGTCACGACGCGGGAGCCGTCCAGCCCGCTCACGCGGGAGGTCGGCGGGGAGCCGGTGGCGCAGCCAGCTAGGGCGAGCGCCGCGGCGACGATCATCAAGGTCCTCATGTTGGACTCCTTCTTGTGGTCAAAAGTTGAGGGGACGACGACACATCGTGCCGCCGTCCCCGCCTACGCGGGACCCTCGTTATTCCCAGCGGTCGATCAGGTAGGACGCGACGCCGGCCGCGGTGCGGACCCGCAGCTCGACCTGCTGGTTGTCGCCCACGCGGAGGCCGGCCGCGTGCTGGCGCCCGTCCTCGAGGGGCTCGAGCGCGCGGCTGCGGGAGTGGGCCTCGACCGTGCGGCGCACCTGGTGGAGCTCGCCGCGCAGGCACTCGGGGAAGAGCGCCAGGGAGCGGTTCTCGCCGTCGCGGCAGCCCTCGAGCACGAGCAGGGCGGAGTCGCCGAGGTCCTTCCAGCGGGTGTTGCCGCCCCACATGGTGGGCATCTCGCTGATGCAGACGACGCGGGCGTAGGCCATGCCGCGGAGGCCCCACTGCACGGAGGTCGAGCCGTTGTGGTAGACGTACCACGCGAACGGGTTGCGGCAGTCCTCGCTGTCCCACTGCAGGATAGGCGGCGCGTCGCGGTGGACAGCCGTCGTGAAGGCGCAGAAGGAGCCGCGCGAGGGCACCTTGACGTCCATCTCGAGGGCTAGCGGCAGGACGTCGCGGCGGAACTTGGCGAAGGTCATCGTCACCGGGCGCGCGGTGAGGCGGGCCTCGGCCTGCGGGCGCTGAGAGGCGAGCAGGTGGCCGAAGACACCGGACTGCTGGCCCTTGGGCGTGGCCTGCGGCGTCCACAGGTGGACCAGCTCGTCGGCCGCGGCGAAGCGGCGCTCCAGCGAGGGCGCGATGCCGAGCTGCTCGACGAGGCGCTCCGCCTGGGCGACGTTGCCGGCCGAAGTCGGCGCGGTCGGGCGCG